GCTTGCAATGCGTGTACTTTGTAAAGTAAACAACGCACAGTTAAAGCCGCTCGTCCGTTATAGCACAGGACCATTATGACAAAAACAACGGACGGAAGCTAAAAGCCGGCACAGCACAACGCAAGCGCACAGCAAAAACACAAGCGCAAGTGTATACAAATAGCCGGTAGCGTACGAGTGCCGAGTTGAAACACAAGTGTACTGGTGTACCTTGAAAACTAAACATAGAGCAGTGAGGATACAGCTCCACCGCCGCGTCACGGTAGTTTTACCAGCGCAGACGGTATAAAAGTGCAAAATGCACAGGCTGAAATACTGTCCGCAACTACGGGCAAGGAACGTAACTGACCCACGAGGGTTGAGTGTAGTTGTCAGCACATAGCCACCATAACAAAAACATCTAAATTATATGGAGGTAACATTATGTCTATCAACTTCACTTCTAACATCAACGATTTCGCTTCCACTCAGTCCCGCGCCACTCGTGTGAAGAACTTCACGGAGTTCACCAGCAAGAAGAAGCTGGAAGACGCCGCGGTTCTTACGCCGGCTCAGCTGGAGGAAGTCAAGAAAATCAAGGGAACTTTCACCTTCGCTCTGCACAACGACGGCCGCTACATGGTTGTCACGCTGTACCACGCCAACGCCGAAAAGAAGTACCAGTTCATTATTCTGGACCTGGAAACTTTGCAGGTTGCGGAGTGCGACAGCGTGAAGAACGCAAAGGCAGCCGTCATGGAGCTTGTATCTGCTGCCGCAACTGCACCGCAGGAAGCGGAAAATGCAGAGGAAGCACACGGCGAGGAAGAGCAGAACACGGAAGAAGCTCCGAAAAGCAAGAAGAGCAAGCGTTCTGCCAAGTAAATTGCAAGAATTCAAAGAATCAGCACATAACAAAAGGCTATGTGCTGACACATACACTCAACCCGAACTTGGAACCCAGCTATATGCCCTCGCCCCTATAAAATGGAGGAATAACAAATGGCTAAACAGATTTATTGCATGAATCTCCAGCATCATATGGGAGTTGCGGAATCCGCAGAGGAGCTCTTCGAGGAACTGAACACATTGTACTACGAAGGGCTGAAGAGGGAAGACGTTGATATCAGACTTGCTGTTTCGGAAGAAGCTACGAAGAAAATGCTCCTCCTGCATCGAGTGATGTACAAGAGTGAACAGTTTGAGTACCAGGACATCTTCAACGCTATCCTCACACTCGTTCCTTCTGAAAATTGGGACGAACGAGAGGAAATTGCAGATGCCGTGTGCACCACAGGTGAGCGACTTTCCGATTTGGACGAAGAGGAATTTATGGACTGGTTTGTCACCGAGTAACTAACAAATAAAACTCGGGCGAGGGCGTATACATGGGCTCCAAGCGTGGGAACTATTCACCGCTATACAGAGGTTTCATAGTGCGGATTTTTCCTTAAGAAACTTTTTATCGACAGTGTCGATGAATACAAGGTGAAATCAAGGAGGAATACCACATGAAAACCACTCATTTCCGGTTTAGAACCCCGTGCTACGGTCGAATTTACGGAGATAGCGTATTTGAAGGAACGCCCTACGAAAGTGAAGGGCAGGAAATCGGCGCTACCGCTATGGCATACCTATATAACCGCCACGCTGAGCTTTCTCAGTTCCTTGAGAGGAACAAAGAGGAAATGACTCAGTATATCGATTCTGAGAACAAGCCTTTGCAGGACGTTGTTCGATTGGAATTGGGCGACTACGGAGTATTTGATGGGCAGTTCTGCCTCGTTCACCATGTGTGGATTAAAGGCCAGCTCGATGAAATCTCCGAGGAAGAGCTCCTCGCAGTCGAGGAATACATTATGGGTCAGCTGTCTGACGGATGGGGTGAAGGACTCGAACAACGTGAATGGATGAACCGTTATGTTGAATGGAATCATCCCTATTTCGACTCAGACTCTGCACAGTTCGAGGAAGAGGAGTATAGAGACAACGTCAGCTATTACCTTGTTCCTTGGAACTCTGAAGTGGAAATCACTCAGTTAGATTCCGAGGAATGCGAACTCGACGTGTCTGCAGAACTCATCGCAACGATGGAACGCAAGGAAGACCGATTCACTCGGTACGTCATGTCCGTGAAGAATGAACTGGAGTTGAAGACGGTAGTCGAGGAACTTAAGGTGAAGAATCCGTATCGAATCGGAGAATGCGTAGGAAAGTATGGATATCCCATGCTTCTTGCCTTTAACAAATACTTCGATAACGAAGGAATGGACTTCACCTTCTACGACAAAGCATTCGCCGTTGACGGTCACTGCTACGAATACAAGTTCTATAAGAAGAACAATTATTCGGACGACCCTGTTAAGAACCTTCGCATCTACGATGCCGTTACAGAACTTCTCAAAGCATAACAAATCAGCATGGAGAAATCCGTGCTATGAAGCCTCTGTATAGGCTGGCGGTGGAATAGAGGACAACCTAGAAAGCGAGGAAATTATGTCTTTCAAAGTCAATGCAATGGTTCATTCTATCAACGCTGTCAAGGAAGTTGAAATCATCGAAAAGAGAGGGGACAATGACTACCTGGCTAAGGTGGGCGATGTTGTCTGTACTGCTATTTTCAATCCGTTTGTCGGCCTCTACTATGTCGACGACGTATACGGAGTGGTTAAGTCCAATGACTGAGCAAGAGATGAAAGAATACGTTGACTCTCTAGAAAGAGAGCTGGACGGTTATAGGAAACTTGGTACGCAGAGGAAGATAAAGGCTGCTCTGCGCCGGGATTATAGAGCACGTCGCAGAAAAAACACCATCATTTGGTGTTTGAAACAGATTCCACTCGTACTCAGCATCCTCTTCACCCTCTGGGTATTTTTCAGCTGGACGGAGGTCGCGATTCACAACTCTACTCCAGGATACGATTACTGCTTCTACAATTTTTTCAAAGTCATGTTCTAAATATCAAATGAGGTTGTCCTCTATTCTGCCGCCAGCTACCTTGCCATTATACAGGCTCTCGACAGAATGGAGGATTCCAAATGACGAGAGAAGACGCTCTTAACCTGATTCAAAAGCTGTTCAACCTTGGAGACAAGGAAAGAAACGACTCAGACCAGGAAGCGGAGCTTGCGATACTCAAGGCGCAGAAATTGATGGCAAAGTACGACATCTCAATCGAAGAAGTAAAAGAAGAGAAAGAACCCGAATACGCTCATGAAATGTGCGAACACAAGTGGAACTATGGATATAGAGTCCCTCTTGCACAGGTACTCGCAAAGAATTTCAGATGCGAGCTGTACGAAAGAGGAAAGTCTATTGTGTTCATGGGTCGAAAGATGGACGCCGCTATTTGTAGACAGACATTTGAGTTTGCCTACAAGTACATCATGAAAAGAGGAAATCAAGAGTATAATAGAAGATACGAAATGGGTTATACGACTCGAGGAGTATTCAACTCTTATGCTCAAGGGTTTATTATCGGACTTAAGAAGAGTTTAGACGAACAATGCGTGGCTCTCGCCATTGTCACCCCGCCAGATGTCACAGCAAAATTCAAGGAAATGTCCGAAGGGTGGAAACAGAAGACCACAAAGATGGGAGAAGCAACAGACGCTGAAACTCTTCGCAAGGGTATCAAAGATGGGGAACGGTTCTTGCAGAAGAACAAGTTACCTGAATAACAAATGATGAGTCGAGAGTCTATATAATGGCAAGGTCGGTGAACCTACTTCCTGATTCAGGGAGTAGGTAAGTGTGTGATGATATGAGGGCTTCCCTAATGACAAATTAAGGAGGAACTTATAATGTCTGCAAATGTTGAGTCTATGTTTTCTGTTCGTGAAGTACCCTGGCACGGTCTTGGAACTATCATTCAGGAAGCTCCGGATTCCGAAGCCGCTCTTAAGCTGGCTGGTCTGGATTGGTCTGTGAAGCAGGTTCCTGTCCTGTACGAAGGCCAGAAGACAGGCCACCAGTTCAACGTCCGTGAGTCGGATAACCGTGTTCTTGGAGTTGTCGGCGGCAGATATAAGCCTGTTCAGAATGCGGAGGCGTTCGCATTCACAGACGAGCTTGTAGGCGGCGATGTTCGCTACGAGACGGCAGGAAGCCTGGCAGACGGTAAGCGTGTTTGGATGCTCGCCAAGATGCCGGACACTCATATCTTGGACGACGTCGTAGAGCCTTATCTGTGCCTGACAAATGGACATGACGGATTCAGCTCTCTTAAAGTGTGCATGACGCCCGTTCGTGTCGTCTGTCAGAATACGCTGAACATGGCACTGAGTGGTGCCAAGCGTACCTGGACAGTTCGCCACAGCGGAAATATCAACGCAAAGATGGAAGAAGCTCAGCAGACTCTCGGACTTGCTCAGAACTACATGGAGAAGTTCGCAGAGGAAGCAGAAGAGCTCTATTCCATCAAAGTCAGCCCGGCGCAGTTTAAGAAACTGTCCAATACCTTGTTCCCCATCACAGACGAGATGTCTCGTCGCAAGGAGGAGGCACAGTATCTTCTTCAGTGCCAGCTGAAAGAGGCTTGGGAAATGGACGACCTGGGCAATATCAGAGGCACGGGCTGGGGATTCATGAACGCTATAAGCGATATGTCTACCCACCGTCCGCCGGCTCGTAAGACTGCAAACTATCAGGAGAATATGTTCATCTACACCATCGACGCTCCGGCTCTTTTGGACCAGGCGTTGAAGATGGTTAAGGAGATTGTCTGATGATAGTTAAAGTTGGACCTGTCACTCTTAGAGTGTCGTATCACCTTATCAAAAAGGTGAGTGACACAGAGAACTACGGATTCGCAATCCAGCAAATCATCAATACAAAGATAGTAAGAACCTGGACGGTACATGACCTAGAAGCCGTCAAAAATTTCATCAATTATCTTGTGGAAAAAGAACTGTTAAAAGAGTTCGACAATCTATAAACAAACCATGGGAAGCCTTCATATCATCACACACCATAGTTAAGGGAGGAAATACCATGGAAACAAGAACAGTGTGGCAAATGGTTTGGGACGACTATCAGAAATGGTTATACAAAACACTGAGAGGTTTCGGACCATTCAGCCTTGACAGAAAGAAAAATAGTGCGATTGGTCTATCTAAGGTAGTCAACTCCATTTTAGCGATAATAGGTACACCGTGGATAATCGCTCATTGGGTCGCATTCTGTAACAAGAATGTTCGCCCTCAACGAACCTGTAATAAGGTTGGATATTGGATAGCTCTTATAATTGCACTTGTATTAGACCTTATTCCTCTTTCTCTTCTTTTACTATTCGTACACGTCAACGACGAACACAACGTAGATGGGTTAGAGAAATGGATGTATATACTCCTATTTTATATTCCATTATTCTACGCAGGAGTAAGCAAGCTACCGTATCTGTTCATGAATGACCCCATTATTCGTGAAGAAGAACATCAACCTCAAGAAACTGATATTGAGTATCTCACAGATTATGAAGATGACGAAGAACAAGAAGAGGAAGAAATCGTAGAAGAATTTCCGTTCTGTCAAATCTTCCGCCTTGGTGGAGACAAAGACCTGCACATCATGAGGGTGGAGTATTGCCCAGACGAGACAGCATTTATAAGAGTCGTATCCAATGATTCGTACACCAAGCCTTACAAGCGTAAGGTACAACGAGACAAACGAGGGGAAAGATTTATCTTATTCAACAATGAAAGATTTTATCTTGACCCTAATAAAACTCAGCCTAGAATGCCTGAGTAAACAATTATCCCCATCGGCCTTATGGTCGGTGGGGATTTTTTTTTGTGAATTCGTATTCCAGATTTTACAGTCTACAATACTGACCAGAATACTGTATCATAATTTATTCTTAGAACATTGGCGATTGAGCTCACTTTCCCTAGAGCTCTTCACCTCCTGGCAGTTGTATTCACTCATTTTTCTTAGGCGCCGAGTGACAGTTCCAGCGCCACCTATCTGACCTATAGGCTAATCAGGAATGTCTTCTTCTCCGACGAACTGAACGACACAGCCGCCATTCATATTCACGTTCGTCTGATTAAGGCCGTTCATAAGGTTGAGCTCTTTCACAGGAAGAATGATTGCATTCAGACGAGACATTGTGATTCTGTTACCCTTGATTCCGTTATCAGGGTCACCGTAAATCTCTTCTTCTGCCTGCTCTACGAGCTTGAGCAACTTCTTCTCTGCAATCTCCTTCGTCCACAGCGCCTTACCGGTGGCCTTGTCTCTCGCCTCTTCCATCAGAGCGTTGTAGTAGCTATACACATGAGGCAGGAAGAACATACTTTTGGCAGCACGAGAAATACGAGTTCTGGATTCATCGTCCAGAGTTTCGCCGTTCATTTGTGCGTATGCTTCCTCTCGAGTGAGGCCATTGTAAACGATGAGATGAATGAATTCACGCTGGCGAGGGAGAAGAGGACGAAGGTTGGGGTCTCTTGCCATACTTATTTCTCCTTCCTCAATAATTTTTGGTGACCCACCCGGTCTGTTAGACCGCGACGCTGGACACGCCGAGCCCATTGGGTGGGTCTATGGGCTTTATGAACATGGAGGACAACACGGAGGCCTCCATAGTTTATTATAAAGGTTTTTGCTCAGATTGTAAAGAGGAGATTTGAAAAAGTTTCTTTTGACTACTCTCCGCCAGCCACTTGGCGTAGCACACAGGACCCATACCGAGATTTTGAGAATCTAAAGACTTGAGACGCCTTCCACATCTTCTACAGATGTGCTTTACTTCTTCCTTGTTCATACGCTTTCTCTCCGCTTGAAATCTTCACACCGCGCACTTACCGCGACGGAGCACAGCTTACCAGACACTGCGCAAGTCGCGCGGCCATTGCCGTTCTTTTGAAGGTGCTCACAACGTGTGCAGTTTTTCGCCTTCGGGTTCTGCAGACAGGCAAGCTCGTGACGGTACATCAACACACGAGTCTTCTTCAGCGTACCGCAGTATTTACATTCATACGCAAGAACTCTTGTAGCCATTACTTTATCACCTCTTCACATAATATTCACCATGACATACTCTACAGCAACGTCATCCTCTATTAGCCCAGTCTTGATGCCCTTTTCAGCAAATCGAATAATCTTAAGAGCATCAATCAACTCTGCTATTGAGTAGTGCCCCTGCTTTTCCTTGGCCATCTTTACCTGCCACGCCGTCAGTCCCGTCCGCTTGACAGGCTCCGACTGGTCTCTACCCAGGCCCTGAACCATGAGAATCTGTTTGAAGCCATTGTACAAAACAGAAAGAGTGAGAACAGAAGGTTCCGCGACAGCCTTTGCCTTCAGCAGATAATCAAACGCCTGTCTGACATTTCTTGTAAGAATGGCGTCTGTAAACTGGAAGGTAATATCTCCAATGGGCTTGTAGATTACTCCGCTGTCCACAAGATACTTCACAGCCTGCTCTGCTCCACACCCTGTCGCCGACATATAGTGACGAACCTTATCTGCTTCCAACTTGATTCGACTGTAATCACATTCACAAATCTCTGCAAACTCGACACAGCCTGCCGTTCTCATACCAGGAATTAGTCGGGCGACGTAGTTGGCTAAAATCGAGGAACTGAGTTTTTGAAACTCGCAAAGCCTCTCCTGGTTCTGCTTGTAGAACTTGCTACGCTTATCCATCTTAGAGTAGATAAGGACAAGGTAGTCACTGCTGTTCTCTGCGGCGGAAAATACCTTGCCCCATTGCCTATCCGCCTTAAAGAACTCCGTATCATCTCGCACGACTATCACGCGAGAGCCCGCTGTCATTTTGCGCTGTACAAGGCGCTGATATGCGTCGCTTACTTTGTCGAGGAGCGTAGGCCTGACCTTCACAGCTTTATAGAGATGAGAAAGATATTCGTCCATCACAGCAACTTCTTCTCCGTAGAGAATAATAACTCTGTCGATATCTCCTGAACGAATCTGCTTCTGAAACTCTTGTACTGTCATTTGACTGCCTCCCAATTCTTTGCCAGCGCCTCAGGCGAGTTATACGCACAAGATTTCGTTCCACGCTCTCCAGGAACAATCCAGCATACTCTAATAGAGGCGCCTCGAGTAAACACCTTCACATCATAAACCTGCCCAACTCTAAGATTTCTGGAACCGCCCCTACCAATGTATCTAAGTAGCATTGTTCTTACGCTCCTTTCTTGCCTGCTTGGCTCTTTCTTTTGCCTTCCAGTAATCGTGCTCTTTCTTTTTACGGAAGTGCCTGCAATCTTTTACAAGGCACCTTTTTCTTTTCATCTGCTTGACGGAAAGAGTAAATCTATGTAGACAGCACCAACCTACAGGATTCTTACTACCGCCGAGGGGAACCCACTTACCCATCGTCACTGTCCTTTCTTGCCTCTGATTCTATACAAGACTAAAAGAACCACACTTTGTGGTCATCCAGGATGTTTTCTTGACGATAGCTGATTACAAAAAGATGAGCACACGCATTTCGAATAGCAGTTTGAAGCTCACTGAGAGCGCCCTCAGATAAAAGAACCTTGCCGCAGACGAAATCGATTTCTATGTCTACCTCAGACTCAACTCCGTATCTGCTGAAGGTGATATGCACATGAAAACTTCCGTCCTCGCTGTCCCTATCTGTGATAAAATCTACAGAATATTCGCAGAAACAAAAGATTCCACTCGCATAATGCGCTTCGGCATTGACGTACTTCAAAAAATCCTCTATTGTCATAGGCCTCATGACATAGCCTCCCTCATTTCAAGAATCCACATATCCAGGGTGGCATCTTTCTTAACACCTACAAGAGTCAACTCCTGTGCGTACTTAGAGCAGATACGAAGCATCTTGGCGTACACTCGACTATCAGAATACCCGTCACTCTCCATGATTCTCCGCATGAGAACATGGTTAAGCATCTGAAAAAATAGGTCGGGCTCGTACCCGTCTCCGTCTTCCTTAATTTTGATTCTCTGCCCAATCTTGAAAGCGTTGACACCTGTGACAACTGCAATCTTATCAACGACAAGGCTACAAAAATCTAATAGCTCTTTCACGTCCATGGCAGCATATCGCTCTACCTGCCCAAGGTTGTCCGCGGCGCACACGATGAGCGAACGAGCCACTCCGTCAAGTGACTTGGCTGACTTTTCCAAGAGGCTGTCCAGATACTCTTGACGCTGTTGCATGGTATAAGGCGCCATAGGAATTACAGTACCACGAGACCTAAGAGTTTCCAATGCGTTCTCCACATTCTGCACCGTCAACACAAAGTAGGCCTGGCGCGGCGGCTCCTCTGTAACCTTTAGGAGGGCGTTCTTAGCGGCAGCGGACATACGGTCTGCATCTCTGAAGATATACACGGTGTCTCCGGAACATTTATAGCAGTTCTTGACAACCTCTCTTACAGCGTCCACGGACAATTCAGGCTCAACCAAGAATGCTTTCATCTGCTTCGTGAGCCATTTTGCGAGAGTGTACTTACCTGAGCCCTTGACACCCGTGAGTATTAAAAATCGAGGAACTGTGTTGAGCTCAACCATGTCGCGCAACTGGCCTCTTACAAATTCTTGACCAATCAAGTTGTCCACTTCCCTTCGTACATCTCTTCAACGGTTCCGTCACGATGGTAAACCATATGACGAATCCAATGATTGTGCTGAAACACTCGAGCATCAATTCTGTCTTCCCGAATAGACAAGTGCATACTCTCACCGTTCTGGTTGATGCACAAAATAATATGTCCATAAAGCTCGTAATTATTCATCAACTTTACCATACCGCCGCGGTCAGAGGAATCAAACTGGATATCTTTTCGAGCTTCCTGCTTCCACATAGTTAAGCCTCCTGTCTTGGGGTATCGAACAAGAACACACTGGACTGAACAATCGCCTTGGGATTAGACTCCCAACGCAGACCGGAATTGAGTTCACGCACCCATTCCAGAACGGCGAGAGCAAGGTCGATATCATCATCCATCAACCTCTGCTTATACTCAGGAAGGGCGGGGATGTTGATGTACTTGAAATCCTGGAAGGTACAGAACTTGCAGACGTCAAGAACGAAATACTGGAACTGCTTGATGAACTGCTTCAGGTCTTTTCCGCTATTGTACACATCTTCGATGATTTTTACTGCCTGCACCTTATTTCCACACTCCATGGAGAACAACAGGTCAAAGTGTGTGCTGTAATCGACGGTTCCCAGAGCTCTTACAGCATCTTTAACCGTCACAGTGTCGGTGAGAGAAAGACACTTGTCCAGCATCGTGATAGAGTCTCGCATACCGCCGTCCGCGAGTTTGGCGATATACTGAATCGCTTCCTCTTCCACCTCGTATGCTCCATCCGGACCGCCGCTCTCCACAACCTCATCGTTCTCGCAGGCGACGATGTAGCGAAGACGATTGATGATAGAATCCAGCGAAATCTTGCTGAAATTATACCGCTGAACACGACTAAGAATCGTGGCAGGAATCTTCTGCGGGTCCGTGGTACACATGATAAAGATTGCAGTCGCAGGAGGCTCCTCTAAGAGCTTCAGCATAGCATTCCACGCACCGATACTGAGCATATGACACTCATCGATGATGTACGTTTTGTAGTCGCAGTCCAGAGGCTTACGACGAGCGCCGTCGATGATGTCACGAACGTTGTCCACACCATTGTTAGACGCGGCATCCACTTCAATAGGCGAACCCTTACCCCCGTTGATATCGTTCGCGAAGATACGAGCCGCTGTGGTCTTTCCGCACCCAGCAGGTCCGCAGAACAGATAGGAATGCTGAAAGGTCCCTGTTTCAATCTGGTCCATCAAGATATCCTTGATTGCGGACTGCTCTACAACATCGTCGAAAGTGGAAGGACGATATTTGACAGCGAGAGTTTGTTTAGCCATTGTTTGCTCCTCCTCTTTTTCTATACGGTCTACCATTAGACCGAGTGAATCTTACTTCCTTGAAATACCGCCTAACGGCATCCTGGTCCTCTTTTGACATACCGTCTAAGACCGTTTTAGGACGAAATTTTTCGCTATTCTTGCTCCGCTTATCCTCCGCGGTCTCTGAAAAATCTTTGCCCCGCATCTTGTCCACAAGAGACGGAGAATGCCGCTTTTTCTTAAACTGAGCTCTCACAGGACACAACTCGATATTCCTAAAGGAAAAATCAAATGTGATGTCCGCCTCGCTAATACTCAAAGACGGGTTTTGAGTCATAGCCTTTACAGCTACCTCAGCGCCGTATTTTGAGTACACATAAATCTTATTGTCCTTGACAAGTTCTGTGTTGATGATGTTGTCCTCAATTAACTGGTCTACCACGGCAAAGTTCCCAGGATGCCGAACATCGAGCTCGCACACATCCGCAGGCCCCAATCTGTAAACTGCTGCCGTTGCAGGATTCTTAAGTACCCGTTTTATGCACTCATTTACATGAGAGCCCGGATGCCGCTGTCCAGTTTTCTTCTCGATACGCGGGGTTGCTCCGTTATCCACGGCGATTCGTTCTACCGTCTCTGCAAGAGTGAAACAGCAGTTCTTACAGACATAGAACACAATGTCTCCTCTCATTTAGTTACCTCCTCTTGTTCAAATTTTAGTTTCCATCCATGATTTTTTTTGCGATTGTGAGTATCTTATTTACCCTCTTCCTCGGTCCGTTGAGTATGAAATCGTAAGATACTTCTATATACCCGCCCGACTTCAGCTCAATGCGGACACGAGGCCACGGTTCGTAGTGAATCTTACCCATATCAGGTGTTGTAGAATTTAGACGCCACCATGTCCGCAGTATGGGTCCACAGAACATTGTTGAATCTGCGGATAGCGACATCCAGATTGTCCCACTCGTCCTTTTCATACGCTCCCATGTGATAGCGAATACAGGCGACCTCCTCAGGAGTCAACTGAATAAAGGTGCTTGCGATTGCGACACTCTTAGAGCCGTGCCCGGGGCCCCACACAGAAGGCCTGTCATCATACTTGAATTTTCGACCAGGTTCACCACTTGTGTCTCGCTGATAATTGTCCACCTTACACAAGTCATGGAACATACCGATGATAACCGGACTGCCCTTGCGCCACCACTCCAGATGAAGAGCATCTGTCAGCTTAAGAAGCTCAGTGGCGACACGATAACTGTGGTCAAACAGACCGCCCTCGTAATTACCGTGAAATCGAGTGCTTGCGGGTTGAGTGAAAAACCCCATGTTATGTAACAGCTCAATTACTTCATCCATGCGCATAGCAACACCACTGGCGTAGGTGAAATTGACTCCAACACTTTGACACAGGGCGGCAAACATTGTTTCGCGTTCAAACTCAGACATCATATGTTGTTCTCCTTTTCAATGTATTCAACCAACTCACGCATCACACGAGAGTCAATTACAAAGTAATCAGGCCCATCAGGCTCAAACCGAAAAGCAAGAGACGACCTGAAAAACCCTTGCTCAAATGCCTGCTCTTTCATCTTCTCCATCCACGCCTTCTGAATAGAAAAAGACGACTGGGGCTTTGTGGGCAGTTTGGCCTCTACGAAAAACGACTGGGTATGCACATCGCCTCCTCCAAATCTCGTACCACCTGAGTTACACTGAACTCGCCCACCCAGAAGTTTAGCTATCTCTTTTTCTTGGGCCGCCGAGAAGTCCTTTCCGAGGTTTCTGCTCAACTTTGGGTTCCCCCCTCCTATGTTCAATTTTCTTGGTTACTTCTGCCTTCGCAGGTGAATGACGTTTGGTCCTATAAAAGTCATACTCTGCTGGAGTTGAGGACACTCCATATTTGAGCTTGTGGAGGGCATCTTTAGTCTCCGCTGACTCGGTCTGATGGGACAGAAGTCGATAAGCTATATTTACAATCTGCTCATCTCTAAACGGAAGATTATACCCAGTGCTCGCATCAAAATCCTTGAACTGCTCAGAGAAGATTACCGACTCTGCTTCTTTGGGGTGCTCTTTCTGTAACTTTACGAGTTCCACTCCCCACTCTGCCCATTGTGCGTCAGACACGAGATTCATATCCAGCTCATAGTAAATCAAGGAATGAACAAGAATCTGATATCTACGTCTCTGAATAAGCGCCGCAACCTCATTATCATAAGTAACAGGTTTTTGCTCTTCCGGCTTCGGAATTTTAATAAGTGACATGATTCATCCTCTCAGTTTTTTTTTTGAATTTGGCATAATAGGTTCTGACAGTGGGTTCAGTAAGTCCGAACTTTGCCGCCGCCATCTTAGAACCCCCTGACTCGAAAATACTGCACAGGTCCTGCATAGAAGACACGCTCCACCGATTGTTCACCCTTTCAGGAAAAGGGCACTCATTGTACTCTGTGTCACACTCCTCTAAACTAAGTTGAACTCTAAGAGCTCTATTTACTTGCTCCATCTGCCAGTCTTTCAAATGAGTTATCTTACTACCCAACTCCTCTACAGGAATAGACGTTACTTTGTCTAAAAGAATTATGGACACTCCACCGTTTATCACGACGGGCACCTGGGTAGGGTAGGCCTTCTTGGCGCTCGTTGTAAGAGGAGCGACTGTTATCACACCAGAATTAAGATTGCAGGTGTTATTTGATACAACAAGAACAGGTCTTGTCTTGTTCAAAAGATGGGGCCTGTTATGAACAGGGCAGTTCCACCAGTAGACATCTCCTCGACTTATCATACGACATACCCCATCTTTCTTAGATCTTCAAGTACCTCGTTGAAAGTATCGCCGGAAACTACAAACCGGCCGTTTACGAATGCCTCGTAATGCTCCATGACATGACGGATTTCAATCTTTTCTAACTCCATTGTTTACCTCCATGGCGTATTCAATTCCACTCTTTGCAATCCACCCGGACCATGTAATTTCGCTCAACTTCTTGTCTACTTCCTCTACTGCTTCTCGTAGCTCTTGCTCAGTTTCAAAAGGGTTGATATGAAAATGCTGCCCGCACTCAGGACCAAGCCCGTAAAGACGACTCACAGGGTGCGTCAAGGGTCTTCCGCATTTCATACAGTAGTCGGTTCTAAGACGACGAGCCTTAAGGGACATATACACCATCCCTCGCGTCTCTTTAAGAACACGACCGGCCATCACTCTAAAAGGCATGGCTTTTTTGTTATTCCAGTTGATATTGAAATCCATTCCTTCCTGAGTCATCCAGTTCTTAACCCTGACAATATACTCCTTGCCTACCCTTAAAGCAGTACCCGGGATATGATTGGGCGTGGCGGGTTTTGCAACTTCTTCTTCTACACGGTTTGCTCTATATATAACCTCCACCATTTGCCCATCAGGAGCTTCAAGTGCTTTTGCAACATCTTCAGACTCTCTTTCTATGCTCTTCAATAACGCTTCCATAGTATTCACCTCTTTTCAAAATAAGCGCACAGCCGGTTGCCTGGCTATGCGCTTATTATACTACATATTGCGATTCTTGTAAAGAAGTTTTTTAAGAAAACGCCGCAAGCACTCGGTCGTTGAGCTCGTCTTTCCAGTCCTCATCTTCTTCTAAGAACTGGTGCAGTTTGGCCTTTCCCTGGAACTTTAGAGCCTCCCCTTCGTTGAGTGCCACCTTGCCGTCTTCATCCATGATGCTGAACCACGCACCTGCGACGTTAATGATGCCCGCACGAATAGAAAGGTCGATGATATCCGAAATGTGGTCAATACCTGTAAGATACTTCAAGGTATAAAACCCTGTTTTTCTATCGGACTTGAACACCTTGGACTTGACCACTGCAACCTTTACAAGATTGCCCGCAGGATTTTCAGAATTACGAGGGATAGAGTTTCCCTTATCATCAATATAGTCGCTCTTCTGAAAAGACATACGAACAGAGCAGTTGTGTCTCCACGCTCTACCACCTGTCGTAGTGGTACCGCCGTATGTGCTATTCATGTCCTCTCGTACCTGATTGATTCCAATCAGTGTGCAACCCGTACGAGCACAAATGGGAATCATCTCCTTGCTGAACAGCGTGAGAGCCATTGATATGCCGCCGTATGTGCGGTCTTCAATGGTCTTGGCGTATGCTTGTGCGCTTACCATTGCCGCAAGAGAGTCCATCACACACAGGCTGATATCGCCCGTTTCTACGATGGACTTAACAGCTTCAAAGACCTCTTCTGCGGTCTGCTCATCCGGGCTGAAAAGAATGAGACTGTCGATGTCCACGCCCAATTTCTGCGCCCACTCTGCATCAAGCGTTCTTTCGATATCGACGTATAAAACCTGCTTATCTGGAAACATCTTCTGAGCGCCCGCCACAAGGTCGAGAGCAGTTGTGGTCTTTCCTCCGCCCTCCTCGCCTGCGAACTCAATGATTCTTCCTATGGGCATACCTCCATAGGTCATGTAGTTCATTCTAGGTGAGCTGAACGGAATTCTTCTGACGGCGTCAAAGCTCATGCCTTGCTTGCACACATCGGCCTTGAACTTCTTATTAACATCACGAAGTACATCTTCAAGTCTCTGACTCGACATACTCCACCTCCTGAAAGAATGGGCGGCACTTTTGATAACATTCATCACACATAACCACCGGGTCGCCCTTATCGTCGATAGCTATGTGGTCAGCGGAGCATTTACATCCGCATATCACGCATCTCTGACCCATCATACACCTGACTGTTTCGTAAGGTCAATTTCTGCAATTCGCATACTGAGGACCTTCTTAACAGAGTTCAGCATCTCCCATGCAGCCTCTTCTTTAGACTTGATGGAAGAACCTGCTCTCTGAAGAACGATTACAGAAATAGCCTCTGCTTGAGCGGCAAGGTCCGCGGCCGTATCCTTATCTGCAACCGTTCCTTGCGCTTTCTCACGCACACGATTGAAGACTTCTTTATACACGGCTTTTGCGACGTCTTCCTTGATTCTGAGCTCCTCACGACGAGAGGCTGTCAAATACAAAAGAGACGGAAGATTCAATGTGAAATCCTCCAGCTCATCATCTGAAACGGGTGCGCCCTCGTCGTTGGTTAAAATCTTATCGATTTGGCTCATATAGGAATCCAACTCTCCGCAGGCCTCATTCACGAACGCCTTGACCATAGAGCGAACCACATCCGAAAGATTTTCGATTCTATCGTTATTCTTCCGAACAGCCTCCAGGTCAACAGAAGAGGCGAGTGCAAGGTTCATATCAGCCATTAGAATCTCCTCCTCGCATATTCCGCCATGAGCATAGCCTCCGCCATTCCGTCGCTGGGTTTACGACTTCTTGCCGTGGGAAGCAACGACACATGGGGAAATAGTTTACGACACACCTCAATAGAGGTGTTTTTATCAGACGTGACACAGAATTCTTTCTTCCAGGTCTGCGGAGGTACAAGTTGATAAGGGATATCGAAGGCCTGCAATAGACCTTCGATGTATCCCAAATTGTGCCCAAAGTTAAACATAGACACAACTCCCTGACCGGGCATAGCACCCACTTTCTCTAAACAGCACACAGACGACGGGCCCGATGCCGCCTTGAGGATTGCGGTGTATGCGCTTTCGTGAAAGGGTACCACAGTACACTGGCCGTCCTCGGTGAGTAACGCGAGAGCGCCGCTCTTACCTGGGTCAATACCAATGTACGTTTTCATCACTTACTCGCTCTCCGCTGAATGGTTTCAATGGCCTTACGAGCCATTGCAGCCGCCTGAATGGACTCAGCGGCAGCCTCTTCGGCGCGGTGCTTAATTACATTCAGGATATCCAGCTTCACCTTGTCCTCTTCGTTGTTCTTGACCATCTCAAAGAAAACTTGCGTGAGGTTATCAACGTCCTCCATAGCATCGGCCGCCTCATCCGCTTCCTCACGAAGCACGGCGTAACTTTCGTGGTCCGAGTTGTTCACGGCGCCGAATTTGACAGACGCACGACCGTACTCTTCGCACTCAGCGCACACAACACTCTTAATCAGTTCTTCCATAATTTACCTCCCGGCCTTCTTACAGGCTGTTTTATATTGACACCACCTACAAGGTTTTGTGTCGACGTGCATAGGGGGCGGAACCTGGCGCTCTACATAACTATCGCACTCCAGAATCTTATCCACCCGAGCTTGTTTCATCTCCTGGGTAACATGATACACCTCAGGGCACTCAAGACTACAATTATCTCTGTTCTCGTACAGAACAAGAGCATCTTCCAGGTCCAGGCACATACAGTAGGTACAAACCTGGTCTTCATGAGCAGAATCTACATGATTCTTGGTTACGGCGGACGGGTCTTTGTCGTCATGACCGTACTTGAACGAAATCTGGTTCTTGAACTCGAACAGGTAATCAGTACCCGTAGAAATTCTACGAACGATACCGTCGCACATGAACGAGATGTTCAGAACCTTATGACGAAGAGAAGTTTCTACGCCCCTCTTGCCCCGCACTTCAATGTCCAGGCATTTACCTTCCGCCCACTTTTTGCGAAGATACTCCTCGACATCTAAATACTGCCAGTCGTAGCCTAAAAGGGGCATCTGAATGAGAGCCTCCTGAATGGCGACGTGACGACGAGTACCCGTATCTGCCATGCCCACAGAGCAGTAATCCGTCTTAGAATCATCAGGTGTTGCTCCAGTCACCTGAAAATACATCTGGCGCAAACACACCATCGAAGAAGGTTTGTAGCTCTGGCTGGGTTTTCTTCTGCCCTTCTGGTCAGTGACTTCGATGGCGGACATGACGTCCGCCAAGAAGGCCTTGTTGATAGGCTGCTTCTTGGCGGCCGCCTGTACCAGTAAACCCAGCTTTCGCCGAGAATTAGCCATTCGCAGTTTCCTCGTCCACCATGAGAGCCATGACCTGCGTGACCTTACCCGCGGTAAACTTAAAGCAGTCCTCGTCACCGTAGTAGAGCTCCACAGACTCCTCCGGGCAAGAGTCCACAAGGCTCTTGAGCATATTGATATTGGCACAGCAATGGAACGGGGCGAAGGACTCACTCTGCTGATACGGAATCAGCTCATTGGAGCTGTTCTTCTTGCTCGCAACCTGAATGCCGTCCTTGGTGAAGGTGAAGTATGCGCCACCCTTATCATAGGGCTCGATGAAGATTGCAAGACGGCCGATGACGTCCTGAATGGCAATCTTGGACAGCTTGCAATGACTGGGGAACTCAACCTCCAGATACTGAGAAACAGCGTCGGCGGGGTACTCGTCCTTACCGTCATACTCGACACCATACAGAACCATGTCCTCAGATTCGAAAAGGAATGCGCCGTCCTTGTACCACCAGTTGATTTTTTCCTGCTTGAACAGCGACAGCATATCCATCATCTCTGCAGACAGCAGGTACTCGCCGCCCAGAACATCCATGTCGTTGAAGCAGATACAATCCGCATCAGACGTGATGACACGCTTGCCCAGGAAATACCCGCAAAGGGCAGGAGTGTCGACCGTCTTGGCCAGACAGGGCTTGTTGATGTCCAGAATGTTCTTCACAGAGGTCAGATTGATAATCTGGCCCTCACCCTCTTTCATGAAGCTGTACTCAGGGAACTGAACGACACCGTCTTCGTCCACACACAGGTCGATTTCGTAGCGGCCGTTTGCATGAACAATCAGCTTATCCGTCATTTCCAGCGTGACAGAATCACTGCTGATGCGACTGATGAGGGCCGAGAACTTGGAAACAGGAACCACCGCGTACATATCCTCACCCTGAATCTTATCCGCACGGACCTTCAGCGTGTTTGCGGTATCGGTGGTGGTGAGAGTCAGAACATTGTTCTTCATCTCGATGCACATCATGCTCGTAATCGGCAGGAGCTTATTCTCCGAGGCGCCTTTCACAGAACGTGCCACCATGTCCTGAAACTTGACGGCGGGGATTGTAATTTTCTTACTCATTGTTTTGTCCTCCTTAAATTATTTACCAGATAAAGTTAGAGTTTGCCATCTCACCATTATCTACCAGAAAATCCTGAGCAGTGGCACTCTTATTCACAGCCGTGATAAAGTAAATCCACTGAGCAATCTCTTCGGCAGATGCCCAACGATGAAGGATAGCCTCATTCAGGACTGCGTCCAGTTTAGTCTTGTCCTGAACGATGTGCTCATTGATTGGCGTGTACACGCCGCCGGGGGAAATACTGTTGCACACCGCGCCATACTTGGCCACTCTCAGTGCGAGATTCTTAGTGTACGCAACGACGCCACCCTTGCTGGCCGTGTACCGGGGAAACTCTGCGCCGCTGTGTGCGCTTGCAGACGCCACAGTACACACAGCCTGAATACAGGGCTGGTCTGCATAGGCTTCGCAGAAATTGATGAGTCCGACGAGATTCACATCAATGCTGTCATCATCCTCCTGAGTTCCTGCATTCGCGATTACGATTTCCGGAAATTCAATGTCAGGAAGAGTGTCTCTGACATCCGCGATGTAGTGATTATAATTCGGAGCATTGATAAGAAACTCGCTGTCCACAGGATTCTTATCAATTCCAAACACGTCGTACATCAGATTACCGTGGTCATCTCTTACGAACGCAAACAGTTCTGCAACAGCCTTTCCGATGCCGCTTGACGTACCTGAGATAATTACTCGTGTCATCATACACCTCATCATACATTCTCCAGGTAGGTCTTACCTACACCGTCCTTTTCCCACTTCTTACAGACCTTATAACCAATGGGACTGAATACGACCTCGCACAGCAACTCCACGACACAACCCGTAATGGAGCAGAACACAACCTGCGTCATGGTCCACCCGAACAACACATGACTGACAATCATAGCAAATACGAAGTTATCCACAAATTGAGCTACCAGAGTAGACACATACGAACGAACAGCGTATTCCGTAAAGGTGCTATTTGCATACAGTCTACCGATACCGTAGTTGATAAACGCATTTACGATAGAAGAGATAATGAATGCGATTGTACTGCCCATGAGAACATACCAGGTACCGCCGATTGTATTATTCAGAGCCTGATTTACAGCAGTTTCGTTGAATGTGTAGAACTCGGACCAGTTACCCGGGATAAGGGACACCAGCTTCATAACCGCACACACAACCAGGTTCATCAGAGCCGCGAACAGCGACAACTGAATAGATGCTTTGGGCCCGAATCTCTTGGTAATCATGTCCATGCACAGAAAGCTGAGCCACGATACCGTGAATCCGCAGTCCAACGCCAGCCACGACAGACCCGTCGCGATTTCCTTATTCGCGAGAAGGTTCATCAAGATGACAGACACGGTGAAGAAAGCCACTACTGCGGCCGGGACGGACTGCATGAGACTCTTCCAGTCCCTGAGTTCCTTTTTGAAATCCATTGTTGATTTCTCCTTTTTATTTTTATTTTGAGAGAGGGTTTCAAAGGAATACAAAACTCTCTTGCTCAATCAGATGAGTGAACGCTGGCGTACCAGCACAGGCTTATACCGATAGTTCTCAGCCCAGTCCAGCAGAAAGTCGATGTTGAATCTGATTCTTTCTGTATATTCTGTCCCGAGCTTGGACATATCGTAGCCCTTAGATTCCACATAGGCCTGAATTTCACGCTGTGCGGCCTTGGGCATCATCGCGATATGCTGAGGGCTGTGACTGCTCTTCTCGCTGACGAGAACAGAACCGTACTTGGTCATGATAGACCCGTTTGCCCCGTTCATCAACCAGCTTGTAGAGTCCGCACTTGTGAACGGATACATCTCCAGCACATTTAGACTTGTCATACCGAAAGCATGAGTGCAAATATCCGGATTAGAACTATGCTTGATGATATCAAAGCATTTATCGATGAACTTGATTTTGTCCTTGACAGGCTTGTCATTGGCAGGGGATATACCCATATACCAAATCTTGTCCCCTTCCGGACTCCTATAATCCAGAATATTATGCAACCACTTGAAGTCTTCTCCCTGGTGAAAAATTGGAAGCAGTTTTTCCGGGCTTTTCAGGCGTTCTCTCATGTAGATATAGTTATTCCAGCTCATCTCAGGAGCCTCTGCTAATTCTTCACGAGTCTTGGGGTGCCTAAACTTTCCCGGGATTTTATCCACCTGAGCGAAGACATGAACATCATCATCGATACCGTTGAGATACTCGATATATGCGTCCACATCTACCTCGGCGTCACGAGTGTGCGCTGAAAAGGCCCCGGAATCAATGAGCAGATATCCTCTGCATAGCCCTTCGTTTCTTCCTGCAATCCACCCGTCAATGACGTTACGGTCAAGAAGCTGGCTCGCAAGACGGTTTGCTCCTTTTCTCTTAAGGTCTTCTTCAAAAACCTTATTCAAGCTACCTGCGAAATAGAGCTGAAATCCAGGTAGCGGTGCAACGCGAGGTGGCGTCGTAGGTTTTGTAGGTCTTGTTGCGATAAGCGACATAGTTTCACCTCAAAATAATTTCTTCTTGTTGTCCAGAATCACAGGTTTAAGTTTTCTTGAAGCCATGTACTCCTCAATTTCAGGAATCCATGTACGAATACTCAAATCTCGAGCGGCAGCATCTAATCTTCTGAGCCACATCATTCTAGATTTGATGCTCTCCTCATCAATTTCGATACCGAACTCCACAGGACACCGTAATTTCCAGTTACGACCGAACTGCGACAGACCAATAGAGGTTGTTCTTGTACTCTGGGAATAATAGAATCTACAATGCGGCATTCCGCAGGTAATAGACCTGACAGGATGAATCTGGCACCTGTAAGTCCCATCTTTTTCGAACAACCATCTACACCTGGGCTGAATATCTCTGTCGGGCCATCCTACAAAAAGAGCGTTTTCGAGTTTGGGCTTAGGGACACAGTAGAACACGACGGGTTTTCCGTTGATAAGGTGATGCTCCTCCCGGATTAGAGTTTCCAGCTCACCCACAACTTCAAAACTCAACCCCCAAACCAGGAAATCTTCCGGGTTAGCTTTCAAGATTCTGTTCATGCCTTCCTGCGTCCAAGCATTGGTTTCCCATGGGCAACACTTTCCGCACATCTTACAGTCATCCTTGACGAAGAACGACTCATTCAGCCTGATACTTGTAGGGGGGAGAACACCGAAAGGTTTGCCGTCCAACACAATAGGTTCACGAGCAACCTTGTTGATGTACTCCAGTAGCTTATAGGTACTATCGACAGACATATCACACCTCCAAAGGCTCGCCGTACCAGACTCTTGTGACTTCAGCGTCGCATTTCATCGGAACTCTAATTTTTTCTGCCGCGGCTCCTACCATCAAAGAAGACAGTAGTTCAGCGCATTCCTTGGCATTCGCCTCGGGACACTCGCAGATAACTTCGTCATGTACCTGAATGAGCAAATGGCAGTCCAGTTCCTTGAGTCTCGGATTATCGTTGATTGCAATCATGGCCAACTTCGTCATGTCTGCACTTGAGCCCTGAATAATGCTGTTGACACATTGTCTTTCAGCATCGGCAATCTTACCACCGTTGTCTGTGATTTTGATGCCCTCTTCACGAGCCCGCATGATGATATCGCGCTTTTCCTTACCGCCCCATGTTTTCTCCAACTGCTTGATGTACTTCTTCTTGACAGCGGGGTCAACCTCTGCTTCGCCTTGGTCTTCTTCCCACGACAGCGGGTCAAATGTGGAAGGACCGCCTGCCATGAGTTCAAACTCATAAGGCTCAAGCTGTACATCTGGCAGACGACGCTTTCTACCCCACGCCGTTTCTACATATCCGTATTCACGAGCGTGAGCAAGAACATCGTTCATCCACTTCTTGACCTTCGGAAATTCGGTGTAGAAAGTATCTACGATTTTTTGCGCTTCCTTGGTGGAACAATTCAACTGCTCCGCGATAGCTTTTGCGCCTCGTCCATACATGATACCCAAAATGATGGACTTCACAGAGCTTCGTCTCTTCGCTCCTTCCGGATTCTTTGTACCGTCCGGCCTGAATTCCTTGCACTCCTCATATGGAACCTTGTAGATTTTCTCTGCAATCCAGGCATAAATATCCTTTCCGTCAATATACGCCTGAATGAGGTGCTCGTCATGACTCATGTGTGCAAGAGTTCGGGGTTCCTGCTGAGAAAAGTCGCTGGATATGAGTACGAATCCATCCCTTCCTCGGAACATCTTTCGAATTTCCTTATTATGAGACGGGATATTCTGCATATTGGGGTCGCTGGAACTGAATCTTCCAGTTGCCGCGCCGTACTGGTGAAAGCTACAATGAATTCTTCCAGTCTTGGGGTTAAGGATAGCGGGCATCTTGTCGACGTAGGTGGACAACAACTTCTGAGTCTCTCGATAGTCCAAAATCGCCTTAGACAACGGTGTGTCCAATTTGAGTAGAATATCTTCACCCGTTCCTCTGGGCTTTTCCTTATCAGGAGATGTGAGACCCAGAATGTCATACAAGATGACTGCGAGCTGTTTAGGACTTCCAACATTCACAGGGTCCGTGAGACAGGTTCCTGGGTTACGCATTCTGAAGTCTGCTATTTCCTCTGAATACATAGCGAGGACTTCATCGATGTTCTTCTGTCTATCAGCCATCTGTGCGTTATACTTGTCTGACAACTGTTTTGCGAACTCAAGGTCTAGACAAATTCCGCGGTCTTCCATGTCCGCCACCACTTTGATGATAGGCATCTCAATATGGCGGAACACATAGTAAGGACCGGGCAGTTTTTCCTCTGTGAGGTACTTTTTCTGGAACTCCATCAGTTCCCACGTCTTGACGGCGTCACCCGCGGCATACAGATACGCGGTGGTCACGGGGATATGCGTGAAAGGAATACCTTCAAACAGCTTATCATAGGTGAGAGACTCGTTGTCCTGAGAATTACAATACTTGAGGTGGAGGTCTTTCAACCTATGGGATTCATTCTCATTTAGACAGCTACCTGCAAGCTGAGTATCCCAATATGCAGAAAGTTCTACTCCGAGTTGATTTCTGCAAACTCGAATATCGAACTTTGCATTGTGAAACACCCATTTCACTCCCGCATCTTCCGCACGTCTAAGTTCCGCCGCCATGTCCGGCATAGACACCTGGTTAGACGACAAAACACCTGTCACATAGCTCACATGATTCAGAGGTATGTAGCAGGCCTTACGACCCGGAACGTACAGGCACACGCCGGCGATGGTTGTAGTTATGGGCTCCAATGACGATGTTTCGGTATCGATTGCTCCATATCCGAACTTTATGATATCGTCTACATAAGCTCGGACGTCTTCCGCAGTCCTGAGAAGCTCGTACTTGTCTTTGTACTTGCCCAACTTGGTGTTGACAACTGCAACGATAGTAGAGATTCTCTCGTACACGCTCTTTCCGCCCTTTACGGTAGGAGTAGCCACCACTGCCTTGGAGGCCCGTGAGACAGCGGTGGCATCTCCTGTACGAGTAGACCTTGGAGGGAGCTTCTTAAGAAGCCCCATTATTAGAAGGTCTCCTCAGGATTTACAGCGCGGCGGGACCCACGACGGCCCTGAGGTGCGTCAGACGAAGAATGCTGGGCGCGGCGGGAGCTTGACGATGTTGCCCCGGGCGTCGAGGTAGTAACGGGAGTCTGACGACGGGGAGCGTACCCGGCAGCATTGTCTGAAGTATTCCCGCGACGACGAACAGGAGCGCCGTCCCCCTCCGAAGGGAACTCACCCGTCTCCAGATATTCGTTCATCTCGTCCGCAGTCTTCTGAAGAACAAGGCTGCCCTCCAGTTCGGGCTTATCCATCTGGCTGACATCCTCAGCCTGAACATTGTCCACAGGGTAGATTTCGTACTTGGTAGACTGGTCACCCGCTCGACCGTGGCGTTCAATCTCGAAGACGTGCTCACTCAGCGGGCTGTAACGATTGATAAGCCCCTGGAGCTTAGAGATGAACTGACGGCCGCGCTCCCAAATCTTGACCTTCTGGTCATCCAGCTGATACATGATGACAAAACGAGCGGCACGAGCGGGAATACCGGCCTCGCACAGCGGGCACTTCTCGATAGGGTCACCAGGCATACGAAGGCAGTCCACCTGACGCTCCTTGTCACCCAGCTTGATACGATGAGTGGAGAAAGTGGGAATATCTTCGATGCTGTCGAACATGAACTGAACACGAGCAACATCGCCGTCGTTCTTCAACTGGAACCACTCACTGGAACCGCCGCTGTAATACTTATCTGCCTGTTCGTTGGTAATACGAGCCATTTTTAATACCTCCTGAATGTTTTATGGTTTTTGAAGTTAAAAAGGGAGAGGGTTGAAACCCTCGACATGAGCGTACTCAAACTCACCGACTGCACAACGGCGGTCACGGTTGACCCACTTGGGGACATATACATCGTATCCGCCGCTCTGCTTATACAGAATCTGCACCATGGACTTCGGATAGAAAGTCGTGATGGGTTCGCCATACAACGTCTGCCCGATACGAACCTTGATGGCCTTATCGGTTTCACCCAGAATGTGCCGGTTATCGCAGACGCGAACAAGGTCGTTGCGACCCGCATTCTGCGGAATATTTCTCAAACCACTCATATTGTCCTCCTCATATGTCTTTTGGTTTACGGTAGAAACGGTGGGTAATACACCCAACTTGCGCCAGAGCGCATCAGATGCCCAGCCCATCAGTCTTCTGCCTTCTCCACAATCTGCCGATAGTACAGACCATCGGTGATGATACAGCGAATAAGCGCCTTGGTCGTATCGGTGAGCTCCGTGAACGTGTACTGAACAGACAGAGGCCACCCAAACTTATCCGGATAGACCTTCGTTGCTCGAGAAAGGTTATCCGCAGTCAGCGACTTCTTATGGCACAGCACATTGATTCGACGCTTGCACACCGTAATCTCGAACACGTTACGACCGTTGTACTTCACGATTACGATACGGCCATCCTTGCTGACCTTATACTCCAGGTCCTGATTGGCGTACTCACCAACTTCAAATCTGAAGTATTCGACAAGCTGGGTGCCGACGCCGGGAGCACCTGCGGGGAACTTCATGCTCGTGCTGGCCTTCTTCTTAGGCGCAGGCTTATCCTCATCTTCGGACGGAGTGTTCTCACACTCAGAAGTTTCAGGCTCAGGTACGTCTTCTGCGGCGGGCGCTTCTTGCGGCTCCTCGTCTAAAAGACGATACCAACGCTTGAAAGTTGCGGGCGTCACGACCTTAACGGTCTTCTCATCGCCATCATCGAACTCCAGCGTGATTTGCAGACCGTCCTCCTTGACGACACGGCCCATAAGGCCTCTCTTCTTGTCGTACACTTCTCGGCCCGCAATTCCATTTTTTGTGGCCATAATTGTTGTCCTCCTTAAAAGTGTTTATGTCGAAGTGTGCCAGGCACCTTCAAAAGTATTGTACTACACGTGGCTCAATTTGTAAACAGTTATTTTAAGAAATTTTCAAAATACTTCTTGCAAATCGAGCACACCTGAGTCAAGGTCGTTTATGTCCTTTCCCTCAGGTATAATATACTGCGTTATTAGCTTAGAAGTACCTACATTCTTACGAATCCGCTCCGCTCCCTTGTACCCAGCTTCATCAGGGTCGAGTCCTAATATCAACTTACGAACGGGTAATTTGCGAAGTATCTCATATTGTTCATGAGCACCGGTGCCCAAAAGAGCCACAGCAGGTATATCAAACTTCCAGCAAGTAAGGCAATTAAACACACTCTCACAAACAACTGCCCGTTCATATTTTTCAGGTTCTCTAAAAAATCGCTCTGCGGCGTAGACAGGTTTTTCAACGTCTCTTGGATAATTGAAGAACTTCGTCTTAACGGAGCGGCGAGCAATGAAAGCAGGAGAACCATCAGCCCTAAAACAAGGGAAAGTAATTGAATCGGTATCAAAATCAAAACCAATATCAAACGCTTCAATGAGTTCATCTGTCAACCCTCTTTCGTACATATATGGGTGAATATACCTGTATTTTGCAAGTTCTGCCTCCGTAAACGCTGGAATAACTATGCGTCGCCGCGAGACCTTGCGAGACAGCGGCAAGTCAATGGGCTTCCGGGTTTCTACACTTAAAGACACAAAGTTGCGAGATAGCCACTTCTCGCCGTATGCGCCGTCGTCATCATAGCCGAACACCTGAGATATCATCTGAGTTAAACTGCCTGCCCACCCACAGGCAAAACAGTGACATGACCCATCTATCTTAGATATACCAAATGACGGTTTACGCTCCTGACCGCCTTTATGGAAAGGGCAGGTCGTCATTATGTCGTCATTTCCTGACAATCTAAACTTATGAAATACATTTATACCTGAAAGTACGCAGTCATCTCTGAGCTTATACAGCACCTGCAACTCGTCTTCCAGTATAGGATTTCCTCTAACTATAAACATCAGAAGACCTCCGTGGCATCTTTATAATCGGTTCCTGCGTTCTTTTTAGTGGGCTTCTTCTCTTCCCAAGGAGGTGTATCTTCAGATTTCGTGCTTTCCGTGTCATCAACTTCATCGTTTTCGACGTAATTAAACACACCCTTGTCGATGTCCCATAAATAGTTCAACTTGGTGCCGGTTATACCGTTTCTGTTCTTCTGAACACACAGTTCCGCTCGTGCATCTTTCTGTCTCATACTGACGACCACAGACGCATTATAGGCAATACCGTCCGAATCTCTGATACTCTCCAAGCCGGGGGCCTTATCTTCCTTGGCGCCCTCACGATTGGATTGTACGACTACAAGAATAGGTATCCCGAGCTCAATGCTCATGTCCATCAGGTCTTCTGAAATATTTGTAAGCTGTGCGGTTACGCTGTCGCCTCTTCTTGCTCGCTGGTCTGTGAGATAGCTTATACCATCGATGCCCAAGATATCCAGATTATTCGTCTTGACAAAAGACTTCAGCTTCTGAACAGTGACTTTCCTTGCAAACTCTTTCGGGTGAGCTACGAAGAAAGGAGTTTTGTTTTTCTCAAGGTCCGAAATGTACTGCTCATATTCGGGCATTTCTTCGCCTCTTACCATTGACCTGTTAGACATATGGCCATACAGCGTGTCAAAACGGTAACCTGTCTTACTACCTGACATTTCCGGCTCAATCAAGCCGACTCTGTAACCCAGGCGCCATGCGTGTTCAAGTGTCTTTATGAGAACCCACGATTTACCTTGACCAGTTCTGGCGAAAATAACAACAAGCTCCTCGCCCCTGTGCCAACCACCTGTGATGTCGTCCAACTGGTCAAACCCAGTAGAGATAGAGTAAATCTCTGGATGCTCTTTCATCTCCTGCCATTCATCGTATCTTTTACGAGCAGAAGAAATGATATCAACACCCTTGACAGCTGACTTGACTTGCAGATTATCAAGTTGGCTATTCAAATATTCAACGGCGGCGGTGGCGTCTGTCTGCATGAGCTCCGCTATCTTCTGAACAACGGGAACAGCCTTAGAGTATAAATACTCTTCATTGAATGTATTTATGAGATACTCGTCCGTCTCCGATACAGACACGATAGAAAAATCAGGAAACTTATGAATGAATGTCTCCTTATCAGGCACATTACCGTATTGCTGATAATGCTCCATGATAAATTCGTACTCGTCTGGGTACGTTATGAAATAATCCGGTGTTATACTATTCAGCTCAAGTATAGACACACTCTTGTCATTCAAAACTTTTGAAAGAACCTGTAACTCTACCACTGTTACACCCCTCTTCTATCTTCGCCCACGAATTCAATTATATCGCTCGTATTCCAAATTCTACTTGCGAGCCGTCCGCCCACAAAGTCCTTAAGACGTTCTTCACCTAAATTGCCTGTGAAGATATTTGCTCTATTCGCGATTACTCGAGCATCTACAAAGTTGAAGAAAGTTGCGCTGGAATAATCAGACATCTTAACGGACGACACATCGTCCCATATAACAAGGTCGCAGTCTAAAAGACTCTGCCTGATTCTCTTGAAATCTTCGTCTTCGTTATTCATTCGCAGACGCTCCCGGTCAAAGAATTCAGGAACAGAAATGAATATACCCCTTGTTCTAAAGCAGTTACCTCTCCACACTTGATTGAAATATGCGGACATGAGTTTCACAGCCCAGCTTGTCTTACCGTTACCAAAGGTTTCTGAAAACAGGTACAGGTTATTGCCTGCGTTGACCCAATTTCTTATATCGTCCTTGATGTCACGAAGATACACAAACGAATCTCTGTCACCATTACCTGGAACGAGCTTCTCCGGGTACCATCTATACCTAGGTATGTTAGACAGCTGAAATAAGTTTAGCATTTCAGCGTATCGTACGCAAGTGGGTCCGCAGGTATCGCCTTTTACACCGCAAACATCTTCGTACCAACATTTATCTACCATGTTTACCTCCTTAGAAAATATCCTCTTCAGGTACTCCCTCTAAAGGATTTTTACGCTTTTCTTCCATAGTCTTTGCCCTAAAGGCATCGGGTCGTGCCGTATCCCAAGACGGAGTAGAACCCGCCGTGCATTCTTTCGCTGAATACTGCAAGCTCTTCCACCCGTGACCCACGGTATCTTTGACGACTCCGACTCTATCACGCTCTCGTACAGATGCGAGAATCTTCATTTGCTCCTCTATGGACTGCTCAGGCAGGAGGGAGCCAGAAGCTCCGAGCATTCTGAAATAGTTTCCGAGCTCTTTCAAAAGTTCTTGACTGAAATTGAACTTCGCTGAAACTCTTTCACACATCGTGATGAACGAATTCGTTTTCTGAACAGAGCTCTTTTTTGGAGTTTTCTTAGTATCGAAGAGTTTCCCTGAATGAGACGGTGATTTTGTAGAGGTCGCGGGTGAAACCCTATCTTGTTTACGTTCTTTATCTTTATTTACTTTATTTAGGGGTAGGTTTTCCATGGGTGGGTTTCCACCACCTGGAAACCGGGTACTGGAATCGAGGTCTTCTTGCACTTCATCTTCAGAACACTCATTGTTGTCTTCTGCGTACTGCGGTTCTTCGTACACGCAGTATTCATAGGCAAAAACGCCCTTTCCGGACTCATTGGAATTCAGCTTGCGAACGACAAGATATCTGTTGTCTTTCAGTTCTTTCAGAGCCGCGTTAATAGCAGTTTGACCCTCTTTGCAGATTCTGCACAGCCCTTCCACGGAGTAGTCCCAATCCTCAGGAAGAGAAAGCATTTTGCAAAGAAGGCCAATAGCTTTCAAAGACATATCTTTGTTCTTCAGAATATTGTTTGGTAAAATTGTGAAGTTATCACTCTTCTTGACTGTGAATTTAGACATAGCCGTTTCTCCTTTTTCTATTGAAGCATAAAAAAGCTCTTGTGTTGTCGCACCCGAATTATCAAATGGTGGTTGAATGATGCCACTCAGTCAACACCAAAACCAGTTCGATAAATGGGAAGTCGCGGATGCGACAACACAAGAGCTTTTATTTCATTGTGCAAACTGGTTGATGTCGGCGTTGGTTGAGTGGCAAGTTTAAGTATAACACCCTCACGCACATAGCGCAAGGGTGTTATAGTGGTTTCTTGAATTTGTACTGTATCAGCTGTGAAGAACGCTTTCCAGCTGATTGTCAACTTCAGCGTTCACTGCATCCCACAAGGCAGCCTTTTCTGCCTCAAGGTCTGCGCCTTCCGGAATGACTCTCTCTTCACTAAAAGTGAACTTGTAGTACGTTCCGTTGATTTCGCGAGTCAGGCCGCTGTCAGCACGAATGACAGTTGTTACGCCCTGCACCGGTACAGCGCCAGGGTCGGGCGTAGCTTGCGAGAGAGCGTCGTTCTCGTTGGTCTCTGCGGCTTCTTCAGCGGGTTCCGGCGGGCACGGTTCGTATGCTTCGCACACATCGGGCGCGAGATACGTTTCCCCCTTCTCTTTCACGTGAATTCCGTCGCATTTGGAGCAGTATTCGTCTTCAGGGTCTCCTGCGAACTTGCACTTGATGATTTCGGGCTCATTACTCATTTTTCATTCTCCTTATTTTTAGATTCCATTGGTTTATATCTATGCCGTGACGCCTAAGCATTCCGGTACATAGCCACGCATCATCCTCTTAATACATCTTTAGAGGGTACAGAGGGAACAGAGGGAAACTCTTTCAACTTGCGAAGTTCAATCAAGGTCATGACAGAGTAGGTAGCCAAGTCCTTAAGAGTGTCTTCGATGCTTTCATCCTGCACTCTCTGAGAAGAGTTCTTAGTAAGAGAGCAGAGCCTATTCAGCTTATCCGTGAGTCTGATACAGGGCATTGGCATACCCCATTCCTCAAAACTCTTTCCGAAGCTGTCACCGTAGTCCCAATTCTTCGCGGCGTAAAGGTCTGCCATCTCTTTACAAATTGAGACGAATTCTTTTACTTTCTTCTCGTGTTCTTCCTTCGTGTACATTATCGAATCCTCCTCATGGCGTTCTTCGCGTTTTCACAGGTACCGAGTGTGATTCTATGCGAATCCCACAGAAACGAATTCATGGCATCGTATGCGTAAGACGCGACCTCCTGCATCTGCGGGTGGGCGGCAGAAGACATACGAAGATTGAAAAAGTGGCACCACTCCATCAAGGGTGCGGTCATGATAAGTTCCGTTTTCAGGCTGTTGGGGAGTACGTCTCTTGCCTCCTGCGGAGTTCCACCATCTTCGAGAATTGCATTGTACGCAGTCTCGGCGCTCTCGCAAGCAACGAACCAGTTGAGATACCTTGTGGAGTTCTCTTTGAAGAAACAGGGTTTGATTACCGTGATTTCCCCTCCGAATTTTCCGTTACTGTAATTGCAGTACCGAGTAGACTCCTGACAGAAAGATGCCGGGCGGTGTCTTACAATTTCATGAGTGACACCACGGTCACAGATAAACTTCACAGAAACATCTTCATGAACCAGTCGCTGATAAGTGGAAACGAGCTCATCTGCAGAAATTTGTATGATACTCCATTTTCCTCCCTTGAGGTTAAACGGAAAATCACTCTTGAATTCAGGAAACAGAATAGGTTTAGCTTCTATGAAATCGTTCATATAAGGAGGAACGCCCGCGAAGAAGAAAAAGTCTCTCCATGCTCTTACGTTACCGGATACGATGTATCCGTTAGAATCTGTGAATCTAAGATACATCTTCACCGGGTAGCGGTTTTCTACGAACCTGACTTTATCTCTGAGGTCTTCATACACGTTGTACGAAACCTGAAAGATGAACGATGCGTGTTCCAGCACAGCTTCATGGCCTCTCTTGATGATGTTCGCCACAAACTTTTCAGCGGAATCTTCTGTGATTTTGTCCTCAGACTTGTAGCAGATACGGCCACATTTTTCGATTTTCTTGATGGGGTCGTTCTCCACCAGGACAGACGCTTGAGCGTTGATGATTTTCATTACTTTTTCACCTTCCCTAATCTAAGTGTGACGGTAGGAGCCTTGGGAGTAACGGCAGGAGAGAGAATCTCTGCGTCCACCTCATGAGCGTACACGAGCTTTTCCATCTCGTCATCGTCGATGTACTCACGAGTCTTGACCACCTTTGCAAACTGCTCGGGCGTCAATGCCTTACGGAGAATTTCGATTGCCCGCAACTCATTGACCTCCGAGTTCTCAGTAATCGTGATGTACGCACGAATATCGCCCGCGATGAATTCCGTCTCATTCCGGTTCTGCAGACCTTCCTTAATCTGCGTGCCGTAATCCGACACAGCCTTTTTGACTGCTTTCTCAGATTCCTTGGCGTCCTTATACGCCAGAACAGCAGATTCCAGTTCTGCGTCCGTCATCTTTCCGATGTCCAGCTTTCTTCTTGTTGTCATTGTGTTGTCCTCCTCAGTTAAATTGATGTTTGATGTCGGCTTTTGACAGCCCCTTATTTGTAAGAGCTCTGACTCCACGTTTGCCCCAAAGTCTTGCGGCATTGTATTCAGACATAGCCCCCTTATAAGGCCCTCTAATGTTGTCCCTGAAAGTAACCAGGTAATGAAGGTCTTCTTCCTTGATGTACTTGGTTCTCTTTCTATCCAGATAATACAGGGGCGGTAGATACAGGCCTTCAGGTTTCTTTAGGTCTGAGTTCCACCAGTTATACCATCTATATAGTGTGTCGGTAGATATGTCAAGATACTGCGCTACCTTATTGGGAGGCCAATATCCCGCATTCAGTGTTTTCATTTATTCACCTCCTTATCCAAAGCAGAAGTACATACCATCTTGTTCTGCGTATATATCGCCTTGTACAAATTCTGCTTGAAAAATAACACCCTCCGGGCAAACGGGCTCATCTGATTCTAAAACTTCCTGAGCGATTTTATACGCTCTTTCTACCGCGTGTTCTTCTGCCTGTGAACTTGCTCTATCTGGCCATACAATACCTGTCCAATATAATCTTCCATACTGTCGCTCCGCTGTCGCGACTTCGTAAAAACTATCTGGAAATCTTGAATCGTTTACACGGTTCAAAAATACCTGCGCTACAAGACGTCTTGTGCCGTCTGAAACTCTGTCCCCGCCCGCTTCTTGATAGACAATAAGTGCGAGTATCTCCAGTTCTTCGTCTGTGTAGGTTTTATCAGGTAGTGGGTCGCTGTGTACAAGAGACTTTTCCCCGGTTTCCACAATGTTTTCCACAGGCTCACGTACATCATGAGAAGGCTGTACGCATACAGTCGTCTCTTCAGGTGCGCTCTGTTGTTCAGGTACCTGGGTACGCAACATGATGATGCCCGACAGAGCAAAAATCAGCGATAATAAGAGCATTCCTGATATAAATTTCTTCATTTCACCCTCCAAAAGTTAATAGATACGAAAGAACATTGTCCACATTCTTTCCGTCAACCTTGCCGTCTACAAGCAAGTCCGCCATTTTTCCCTTCTTCTGAACAAGATTGTAGACGCCCTCGTCTACTGTGTCTCGAGTTAAGATTGTGACGATACGAACTGTTCCTCTCGTACCGATTCGGTGTGCTCTGTCTTCAGCCTGGTCTTTGATTCCTCTGTTCCACGGCTCATCTACGAAGATTACAAGCTGTGCGGCGGTGAGTGTAAAACCAGTGCCCAAAGCTCCTATTGTGCCAATCATGACCTTACAATTAGGGTCGTTTTGGAACCTATCTTTCTCTTCCATTCTCTGAACAGAGCCGACTTCACCTGTAATATATGCGGGGTTGTACTTTTTGAGCTTATGTCGAATAACATTCGTCATCTCACTCCAGTTACTGAAGATGATTGCCTTTCCGCCTACAGATACTTCTTCTTCTACGAGTTCTTCCATGCGGTCCATCTTCGCAGATTTTGTAACCGCACTGGATAGAATGCCAGGGTATCCCGTGACTTGACGCAGGCGCAACATTTCAGACAGCGGGTCCGGGTGGACCTTAACTTTATCGATATTATCACGAACCTGGTCCCTGACATCTTTATACAGAGACTTCTGTTCAGGATAGGCATCTACCCACTCAATGGTGTGAACCTTGGGGGGCAGGTCAAGAACATCTCCCTTAACCCGTCTAAGCATAACCTTAGACACCATTGAACGGAGCTCGTCTAGATTCTTATATCCGACGATTTCTTTTCCGCCAAATCCGCCCATCGTGCAATAATGCTGTTTGTAGGCGTAGAAACTATGAGTTTCAAATCCGGACCACTTTAGAGGTAGGTACAAATCCAGCGGATTGTTCAATACAAAAGTACCGGACATTGGAATCTTAGGACCCTTGCAATCGATAGACAGTAGAGCCTTGCCCTGTTGGCTATCAGGGTTTTTCGCCTTATGCGCCTCATCAAAAGCAATCATTCCGATGACTCCTCTATCACACAGTTCTTGAATTTTTTCTGCAATAGGAAATCTGATGACTGTGCGTTTTCCTTGCTTTTCTTTGAAGCTACCACCTCTAAGTGTTTCGATATTGGTAATCCAAAAGAACTGATGCGGAATGTTATTGAGGTCTTCCATCTTGTCTTTTGTACTACCTTCAATCATCTTAATGGGCGGCCTTTTTGTGAATCGAGTACCTAAAATCCACGAATCTTCTCTGCTGTGAATCTTTACCTCATCGGCCCAGTTGTACTTATTACCGTTGATTCCGCAGATGATAAGACAATGTTTCAGACCGTCTGTCTGTTTTCTACACATGGCGAGGTCGATTATTTCTTTTGTCTTACCCAAGCCCTGGTCATCGCCAAGCAGAAAACTTTCATGTTCGAGACCGTAGATTACACCCTCCATCTGGTGTTTGTAGGGCTTGGTGGTAAATACGAACCCCGAAGGCAGTTGTGCATGAGACTCGGGTGTCTCGTGGCGCATCTCACCTCGTAACAGCACATCGTACTCGCGCAACCTGCTCATGAGCATTGGTACGGCGGACTCTGGTATTTCCCATGTCTTCTTGTCTGGAATGTAGACTCGAGTACCCATACTTTTGATAATAGACACGAGATTAGAGTCGTATTCAAATGATACAAATGCAGAAAGTTTTGAAAGTGATGTAGGTTTCAATCTTTCCGGCTGGGCGATTTCAATATATACCATATCGCTCCTCCTTTCATCATAATGTATTGTACTACATATTATTCTAAAATGCAAGCATTTCTTAAAAAAAAGTGTGCGGCTCGCTGAAAGAACCGCACACCTATTTATATATGCTCTAAATTGCCGGGCTGTCTCTACTTTCCTCGTCTGAACTAACAAAATTACTCGCCTTTGCGGACTCGAAAGTTATCCCGCCTCGCTTGTGGTCGGACTTTGCGAGAGATAGGTAACCATTTGCTCCTGCAATGATTACAGCTTCCCCCACTCCTGTCGCGGCTGTGAGCCAAGCGGCGGCAGCCGTGTAACCGCTCTTGATGCACATATACATCAAGAACAAGCATTCTTGAACGATGATGAACCCAAATACCATTGCGATAAGGCACACCATCTTACTCCATTGAATTTTCCGCTTTTTGCGCTTTGCGGTGGTGCGCCTCCCGCTTGCCATTATTTCAGTCCGAACTTTTCAGCAAATCTGCTGAGAACGGTTGCAAACTGCTCACGAGTCAGAAAGTCCTGCCACATATAGTTCGGCTCTCCGTTGGGAAGAGCAGACCCACCCACGAGAATGCCGTTATCTACGACGAACTTTCTTCCCTTCTCGCTGTACTGACCGCAGTCATTGTCCTGAAGCTCGGCACGGTAGGCAGCCATAGCTACCTTGAACATCTCGTTGAATTTATCCTGAGTCATTTCTTCAATCTCCTCTCCTACAAGACTCCAGTCAGGTCTACCGTAGCCAGCAATCTGACTGTAATTCAGCTTGTAACTCTTGTTTCGTACGGCTCCGCCGTTGGGTACCACGCCCGGTTGACTCGAAGTATTACCTTCGATTGTGTAGACTCTTCCACCTTCAACCTTTTCCACAAGGCCTGTATGATAGGAGCTTGCGCCCTTATCATTGGTGAAGAAAATCTGGTCACCGGGCTGAGGGTCCTTGAAAAAGCGACCGGCCTTCTTATAGTAACTCATGCTATAAGTACACCCGGCACCTGCACCTTTCTTCGGCTGGAAAGTCATGGCCATTCCGAGCTCAAGACCGAAGGTGTAAATGAAGCAGTAGTCTACGAAGCAATCGCACCAGGCGTAGCCGTTCTTCTTGCCGTTGTAGACGACCCCTAGATCGTCCAGGAAGGCCGCAAACTTGTTCCAGTTATTATAGCCAGCATTTGCTGTCTTGTCCTGAAGTTGAGAGTTTGTCGCCTTTTCAAGGTACCCAATTTCAGCTCTTGCGGTTTCAATTACTCTTGTCTGAGGTGTCATTTTGGTTGCCCTCCTCGATACTGGCAGTAACTTCGGGCGGCGTAGCATTATTATCAGTGCCCGGAGTCGTGGTGGTCAACATATCTTTCAGTTTCTTAATCACGTCTACCGCATAGGCTGTAAATGCGGCAAGCATCACAAGGGACACAGCAGTCATCAAATTGACTGTCTGCCCATCAATGTCTACAACCATAAGGTTTGGGTTAAGGTACCCGGCGAAGTAGACGGCGATGAGAGCGACAGCGACGACGCCGCCCTTGATACAGCCGTTGCGGAATTTCACCTTATCCCAATCACCCTCGATGATTGCACTCGTAGACCCGAGAGCAATATTGGCGAGGATAACAAGAATAAGACCTGCCGCAAGGCGAATGGTGGTCATATCCAAAATATCCATTATTTTTTCCTCCTTACACTTTCGATATAAGTTTACACAGTTTTCTAAGGTCCGATTCTTCAGCGTCGTAAAACTTATTAGACCACAGCCAGAAGTCTTCAAAGTCTTTACGTCTGAATTCATTTGCCCAGGGGTCTTTCCATAAGACTTCCCAACGTTCTTTAACTTTGGGGTTATCGGGCGTAGGAAGACTCAGCAGTTTAAGAATGTCGTTGATTAGATATGCTCGTTGAGACACATCAGGAGAATTTGCCTGTACAAGATAATCCTTCTGCATCTGACAATCGTCGTTACACAGAATATCATTTTTCCAGTAGATAATTCCATTGACGCATTTGAGCATCGTACCGTAGGGAATATTTACTTTTTCCCCCGTTCGACTCAAAGCTCTGAGTCGTTTTCTTGTCATGTATTGTCCGTCCATGTTTATGCCTCCGCGTTATTCAGTTACCTCTGTCCAGCCGTACACGCCCGGTTCCCACACATTTGCGGCAACATCGGACGTCCAATGTTTGTCCTTATGACTTACCTTTGCACCTTTCTCATAGGCGTCATGCGCTCCTACAGGCTGAGACCACGCAGGCCACTCTTCGGCGGGGTCACTCGTTTTGCTCCACAGGCTGGCAGCCGTATCAGGTGTCCAGTCAGCTTGAGAAGTGTGGGCTTGGACACACTTATAGAGAGCTTCCTTATACCTACGAATCTGACCCACCGTGTAGGCAACAGGGTATGCCCACTCACTGAACAGGTCAGCGTGTTTGGCCGCCGTGACAGGGTCAATAGACCCAGCCTCAGCCATCGTAACGAAGGTGATACCGTTGACAACCTGTGCCTTCTGAACTTCAGTGGCAGTGCATACTTCGCAGAACTGGACTTCTCGTGCGTTTTCGATACCCCCATTGGTACCAAGAGTGAAGGTTTCACCGTTGAAGGCAATTCCCTGTGCTTCGTCCTCTGTACACAGTACGAAGCAACCGTTATCGGCCTTTTTGATAAACGTGAGTTTATCAGCTACGCCGATTTCGGTTCCGTTTTCAAAGATTCTGAACATACTGTACCTCCTATGATGTTATAGTATAGACGATTTAATTTTAATACACGGTTATGGTCGTCATAACTCATGTAATATCCTCTTATTGAAGCATTATACCACTCATCTATCTTATCCCTCGTCATCTTACCCTCTTTTAGCTGTCGGGCGAAGAAGTGCATTTTATGACGAGTTCGTTTAAGACTGTCTCTGTTTCCTCTGCAAACAACCTTTCCGGTATCTGTCAGAAAGAATGTGGCCTTGCAGTATTTGAACTTGCTTGTGAGTGGTATTATTTTACACTTATTTCGGTTTATTTGCAACCCATTATTTTGAAATCTATCGTGTACGTCGTCTATGAATGCCTGTGCTTGCTCTTTTGTCTCGAATATAGCGTAGTAATCGTCCATGTAATGAGCGAATTCTTTCACACCAAGTTGGCATTTCACATAGTTGTCTACGATAGATGGTAATGCAACCATTTCAGCTTGCGACGGCTCTACGCCAAGCGGCATTCCTACAGATGTACCTGAAGTTCTTGCAAAGTCCATGACTACCTGGTCGCATAAATTTCTTATTTTACCGTCTTGTATCATATCCTGGTGGCGATTGTATATCGCCCAATGAGGAGCAGACGGAAAGAATTTTCTAAGGTCTATCAAAACGATGAATCCGCCTCTTCCATGCTTTCTGTACCACCTATGAAGGTGAGTTTTTAGTCGCATAAAGGAGAAAGAAAGTCCTTTACCTTGCTGACTCGCGCCGTTGTCATAAATCATTTGAGGTCTATACAATGGGTACAAGATATTCTCGGTTATTACCTTATGCACCTGCCTGTCTTGAACCGTAGGTGCGTCTATGGGTCGTATCTTACCACGCTCTGCAAGCATGAAATGTGAACCCTTGTGACCTTTCCATGTACCATTGATTACCTCATGGCGCCTTAAAGCTGTGCCTGAAATCAGGTGAAGTTCAAAGTTGTTTACACTCCTCTTCCACCTGACTCCTCTACAACACTTCTCGCCGGCTTTGAATAACGTATTGTAAGAGAATATCTCTTCCAGTGAGCCCAGTTGCTCATTTCTGTTTAGCTTATTTTTCGCTCGTTTCTCCTTTCTTCTTTGATATCTATGTTCATGTCGCTCCGAATTATTCATGGGTAGTTTTCGTCCTCCGTACAGTGTATTATAGAAGCAGGTTATAACTGCGTGATGACAAATCATGAAATGAGTTACTGCTATACCTCACCATGCAAGAAGCGTCCGACTTGCCATATCAGAGGTGCTATTTTTGGATTAACTCCATGGAAGTGCCTCTCCTTCTGTGTAAAGGTTTATTTCACATAAAGCTACTTTCTTCAACCAATCCTTATGGATTCACAGAATCCGGGCGCCAACCCATTCGAATTATTCGCATTGTTATTGTTGGCGTTGCCGTTGGTGTTCACATTACAGAAATTATTGCTGTTGTTGTAATTAGCCGAACGACAATGAGGTTACAGAGACACACCAGCTATTGAATTATTCGGTGCGAGATGCGTCGCTTCGTATGACGCCGTTCAAGAGCATTTCCTCTTTGGCAATTAGCTCCCCGAGCCTATCTGCCATTCTATCAAGTCTTGCGACTGCGCCTGCTCCATCTTTCTTATCCAGCGTATCTGTGAAGCTACCAGCGGGGTTCTTATTCATCTGCCTGTAACACGCAAGAAGGCGAACATCAAGAGCACGAAGATTCGCACGGGCCAAGATTAGAAATTTTGTTCTTTCTTCCATCTTCATCGCAAAGTGTCTACCTTGAGGGTAAATAGAATTTGCAGACTCACAGTTATCCATCAATGAACCTGCCAACTCTGCGATGGGCTGTGCGACCAACCTTGCGTATCTGGCACTGACTCTTGTGAGGAATCGAATGGTTTCATCATAGATTTCATATGCCACCGTTACAAACTGCGCTTTAGATTCACTTCTCTTCGATGCGAGAACAGACATATTTTAACCTCCAGGCGAGGAAAGAGCCCCGCCCGCTTTCGCGGGACGGGGATTCCCAGATTTACGATTAGACACAGAAGCCGGGCGCCAACCCAAGCGAAAGACCCGCACCGGCATAGCCGGCGCCGCCGTTGGTGCTCACAATACAGAAAGAACCGCCGTTGTCGCAAAAAGCCGAACGACACCAATGATACACCGCAGTACCAGTAGCATCATGACGATACTTGATTTTACTGTTACCAGCCTTATAGTAATCGTATTGTGCCTGATAATTCTGCTCGTACTGATTTGCCCAAGAACGAGCACCCTGAACCTCAAACTCTGCAAGGAAGAACAGATAGTCAGTAGTTGCTGTCACCGCGCCAGAAGTGTTACTGGCATTACCTGTATTATCTGTATACTTCGTTACAGGCTTCATGACTGCGCGAAGGTCTGCGGGCAGAGCCGCCATAAAGCTATTCGCAGGAGGCGAAGTAGGAGTACCACTGTTGCCCAGTAGAGTCTTACGACCGTAGCTATCATTCCAACCACCGGCGTTAGTATTCGACAGATTCATTCGGAAACCCTGAATGGAACCTGTGCTGCTGTAGTTGGAATCGCAGAATGCGATGTCCGTACCGCTCGTTGTCTTACCAATCTGGAAGTGAATACGATTAGGACCCTCGTGACCACTGTTGTGATTGAATCCAAGAATAAACGCTCTCACGGTGCTATTCAGCGACATACCCTGAACAGTTCCGGAAATCTGAATATTCTTGTAGTCACCCACGTTCCAGTAGGTTGCGCCGGTACCTGCATCAGACACGGACTTGATGTCTGCCCAGCTATTCTCATTCAGAGTATTGCTGATAAGACTGACACTCACATTCACGGTCTGAGAAGCAGGTGCGGTATGGTTCGTATCCGCCGCAACGTTGATTGTGATTACGCAGTTTCCAGACTTCACACCAGTTACGGTAATTACATTTCCGCTGACAGAGGTTGTAGCAACCTGATTGTCATTGGAAGATGCGCTGATAGCGCCTGTGCCCTCTCGAGTAATCGTGATGGTATCCGACTTCTTACTGGTCGTAATCTGAATAGACGTTTTGTCCTTCGTAAAGGAGCCCGCCTTCTTACCGATAGACCAGTTTACTGTCTTCGCTGTCGTGGTGCCGTCAGGCCACTCATATTTGTCGTCCTTGAGAGACGCCTGCATGGTGTAAGAGCCTGCATTCGTCGCGCTCTGAGTACCACTCAGTGTCATCTTGGTTGCGTCATACCCGGACAGCGTGGGGGACTGAGATGCGCCGTTGTAAGTAAGAGTACCGCTCTGAGTAGGCACAGCAGACACCTTGATTCGACTCACCGTGACCGCGACAGATGCGGTATAGGCCTGACCGCCGATGGTTGCAGACACAACGACAGACGTGGTACCATAAGTCATCGTCTTGGGGCTGTAATCTACTTGGTCTGTGATTACGGCGGTAGAGCCGTCTGCAAACGTGGCCTTCACGACCATTCCTGCGGGGTCAAACTGGTCACCTACGATGTACGTCGTTTTGGTAGGATTGCTCGTTACCTCAATCTTAGTGGCGATACGAAGGTCAACCGTGTACTTGAGAGCGCCTGTTACTTCAACTGCCTGAGAAACAGTGTTAGCACCATACGTTGCCGTGACGGTCCATGTGCCGGTGTTGGGAAGAGAGAACTCCTGGCTGCCCGTACCCGTGAGGGTTGTGGTACCATCTGAGCAAGTCAACGAAGTTCCTGCGAGAGCGATGACAGAAATTGTCGGGCTCTGAACACCGAGTGCGCTTTTCAGTTTTGCGATGGTGATTGACTTGGACTGCTGGTCCGAGGTAGAATAAAACGGAACCGTATCATTCATACCCAAACTCTGCGAAACAGGAAGACTCTCAGTTTTGGGCTGATATTCTCCCAAATCTTCCGGAAAATACCCCTTAGGAATCTTCTTCGTTTCGGGGTCCAGCGGAGCGAGGTTTTCGAATGCGGCGTCAATTTCCTGAGCCGCTTTCTGCGCCGCATTCACCTGCCTGTTCAGATAGTTGTACCCGTGCTGAGGCGTCAAGCCAACTTCTGTGCCGCCGGGCGACACATATTGGCTATCAGTCCAGTTCTCGGGCAAATCCGCAGGCAGATTCTGTTTGACCGGTCTTGTTGCCATATAACTTTCCTCCTTTTATTAGCCCTCTTTGATTCTGATTGTGTGCTTACCAAGAATTGTCTGAGGTACAGGTACCCACACATTCGAGTTGGACAGCACATTATCGTCACCGTCGAGTAACTTGATGTTTGTCACTTCTTCAACCTGGGCGGGGGTCACCTCATATTCAAGAGTAACCACAGACCCAATGGCGTGGCTGACTCTGAAAGATGTAATCTTGACAGAGTCATTGATGAGTACCGCCTTGATGTCCGAAAGAACAAATCCGGCGGTATCATGAAGAAGTTTATCCGTAATAGAAGCCTTATCTGCCATCTTAATTATAGCACCCCCCTCAGTTAATGCAAACGGTTTTTCTCCCAGAGCCCACGACCCCAATTTGTAGTACCATTCAAGTACCTGAGAACCACTTATGGTAGCAAACGGAAATGCTCCAAGTCTCCATTGGCCCAGAAGATAGTTCCACTGAATAGTCCTGTATGAAATCTCTTCGTTGATTGCAATGAGCAACGCCGTGAGTGGCACATTCGTAAAGATGATATTACAGGGCTTAATCTGGTTGATGGTAAACTCAAGTTCTTGATACCAATTCTGGTTCAATGCAGAAGATTCAACATACAAGGTATAATTGTTGAAATCCACATGAGCATTCCACGCACCCTTTCCAATAATATCATCCAGTCTTTTCTTAAGAAATCTGAATGTAAACGGAGGTGCGAGAGTAATTCTATTTAGAACTCGCTGTTTTCTAAATTCCAGAGATTCAGTGGTCGGGTCTGCGATGATTCCGAGCATCATTTCGAACATTTCAATACCTTCATAGTTTGCGGTGAGAACAAAGGTATTTGCAAACGCTTGAGATGCTTCGGTCTGGGCATAAGATAGTTGTTCCTGTTCAGCGTCGATTATGGCGTCCATCTCCGTGACATCTTTATAGATGTGCGGTACAAACGAGCCAAGGAGTCTATCATACATTGATAGTCACCTCCCCGAGTTTGGGCAACTGCTGAGTCTGTGCATTTTCCGTGAACTCGATGTCTTCTGCGGCTCCGTTCAGCGTAACATGAGTGACGTTTGCCACTCCCGCAACATTTACGATTGCAGAGGTGACTCGTGCGACAAACATGGCAATAGAATACTGATTCAGGTCATTGGAGCTTGCCCAGCTTTGTCTGAGCTCCTTGACATACGCCGCAAGCGCATTTTTGATGGGCTCTTCTACCTGCCCTTTTGTGTACCCTGTTTTCAGCACGAGAGTGGCGGAGACCGCAACGCTAACCTCTGTAGGGGTAACTACGGTGACCTTGTGGCCAATGGGCGCGATACCCAGACCATCACCGGTCTCGCCCTGTGCGTTTTCCGGGTCAATATATTCCTGCACTTCCTTGATATACTCGTCAGAGACAGGATTATACTCAGGGTCGATGATGCTCAGCTTCACCGTGCCACCACCGTTCCATACGGGGTAAATCTGAACAGCACTGACGCCGCTCAGTGCAGTTACCTTCTCACGGTAGTCTGCAATATTTCCGCCGAATGCCTTCTGGTTCAGAGCGGCGAAGTAGCGAACACGGAATTCTTCGTCCGTCTCTGTATTTCGAGCAGGAATGAGAAGAGTGGACATTTCAGCTGTCGCAACACCCTTGATGAAAGTGATGTTTACGAGAGTACCCGAATACTGATTTCCGATTGTACCTGCTTCTTCGCATCTAAGCTGATAGTAACCAGGCACATACAAACCTGATTCGTCATAGAAGTAATCTACGACTGTATAGTTGATGGGAGACGTGTCGCTTACGGTGGAGAATCTAGAACCCATAGGCACAGAAATGGGAGTACCCTCGCTATCTGCAAAATATGCCTTTTTAACAGCGTATGTTGCGGCATATCTTTCGAGTCCCTGCTCTGCCGCTCTGTTATCAAGAGCATCGCCCGTTGCGGTGATGGCGAATGTGTCCTGATAAAACCCTCTGAGCTCCATGAAGAATCCTGCCAGCATCTGACAAAACGGAGCCAGGGCGTCATAGATAATACTGCCCTCACGCTTATCTAGGCTGTCATCTACAAAGGACAACGCCTGAGACATGAGATATTTGTATGTGTACTGTTCCAGCTTATCTCCAATCATAACTGTACCTCCGTTTCTACTTTCTGGCTACCGTATATTGTGTCGGCATAAAAAGACACAGTACACGAGTCAAGCCCCGTCTTTGTGAATTTGAAGTCTCTGACACCTGTGACTCTGTCGTCACAACACAGGGCCTCTTCGATAATTTTAGGTACTCGTGCCACCACATAGTCATAGGATTGACCCACGAGAAGATTGAGCTGATTACCGTAGTACCAGTCATAAATCTCATAAGCGTATTTAGAGGTATCCAGTACCTTCTTGATGAACTGCATCACGGCCTCGGAATCATCAATATTTCCCATAATTCTTCCGTTTTCCATATCCAACCTGAATGTCTTGGTAGGTAAGGTTTCAAAATCTTCTGTCGTGTCTACAGAAAAAGCAGGAGTCTCAGGTATCACGGTTTCACTCCCTCCTTTCGTTGGAGAATATAATACTTTTGGCCTCTTGCGAGTTTAATCATCATCACCTTGTCTCCGACTTTCAACCCTCTCCACAGCTTAATCTGATAGATGCCGCAGTTATCTTCAGAAGTGGCTCCATGAACACCTGTGTGCCCATGAGGGTTCTCAAAGATATATGTGCCGGAATCAGCTGTACGAGTTATGATTGTTTCTTGACAAAGTGCTCCCAGAATTAAAAAGGCCTCTGTCAGTTCCCTGTTGTCAACTTTGACTTTAAGGGGAGAGACAGAGGTTACTTCGCCTTCTACAATATCGACGACTTCATTCTGAGGAGTACGCCCTGCCTCTCGCATCATTTTAGCGAGTCTGTGCCCATCACCCACCGCGAACAACCTCCGTTTCTAAGTCCATTGTATGTTCGTTATTTTTGAATTTGTGCGTACATTGAGTGACGAGAAGATAACTATTAAGAGAAAGGTCACCCAGGTCTGCAATCTTGCACTTGAAGGTACAACCTGCGAAAAACTCCTTGACACCCAGGCAGTGAAGAGTGAGTGAGCGTCGAGTATCGCAATAGTATTTCAGCATCTTGAGGCCGCGAGCCTCAATCTGCGAAAGATTGTAGCTTTCGTCCACTTTTTCGTATAACTGCAAGATGCCCCAGCGTTTTATTTTCTCGCCACCGTTTACCGTGTCGTTGACAATGAAAACTTCGCGCTTTCCAGTAGTCTCGTTGTCCCGGTACAGCTTGATTTGGTTGTAAACATCTTTATCTATAGAGGTCTCGTAGTCAAACCCGGTAACAAACGATGCGTCACCCAGCATCTCCGGTCTCATGCAAGACTTCACGTTCAGGTGCTTGATTACACCGAAATCATCTCTGATAAAGAACCACTGGTTGGTGTTTGCAAGAGTGGCATCCAGAGCGTTTTGCACCATCTCGTACAGGGACACAGCGTCCTCCGAACGGGGCGGGCAGATGTAAGTGCTGGGGTCTGTGATTTCGTACTTGAGGACAAATTCGTCGCACAACTGAGCGAGAATCTGAGAACTGGTCACATTCTCAAATACCTTTGCGTCTTTATTCTTCAGATATCTCAACTGGTCGTATGCGGTGACTTTGATGTTTCTAACATCTTCGTCACGACTCTTCTTGAACACGAAGCCCTTGAACATCTTATAACCATCTACGATGACAGACACAGTTGCGCCTTCCCAGAAAGCAAGAGGACTCGTAGCACGAACTGTAAATTCGCACTTACCAGGATTATCTGTCATATAGGTGGTTATGGTCATATCTGATACAGCACGAGACACATCGAATGTCTTATTGTGCCTATTGTCGAATATGATAGTTTTTACATTCATGCGAGCACCACACTTTCTGCGGTCACCCAGCCGAGCCAGCCACCATCAGGAGTGGTAACATGATAGGGATGACTTCCCTTCTTATTGATGAAGTTTACCTTACCTCGATAGTTGGTGAATGTCTTACCTGGTTTTGCACCATAGCTGTCGTAATGCACACGACCATTCAGCACAACGTCACAGCCGATGGTAATTTGTTTTGGGGCGGGGGTAACCTTTGCGGCGGGTTGAACCGTCCCGACTTCTGTTTTTGCTCTTGTGGAGCGGTTGGTAGACGTCGCGGCCAATACGGAGATAGAATAGTCTTTATACTCCTTGAAGGTGATGGAGTAGTAGGTGTCTTCGTGGTCGCCGCCCTGATGATAATACGTGAAATCCTCAATAACAACTTCACGGTCATAGCCCATTCCACCAACGGATTCAATGCCTGTGACCGTGAGTCTACAAGGCTTGCAGTCTTGACGGATTTGATTGATGAGGTCAAGATAGAACTGAGCGGAACGGAAGCTACCCTTGGTACGAACTCCCGTCCACCAGCTATCATAAGGGAAGAAACTGTCCCAACTGATTTTATCCAGCTGGGGCAGTTTAGGTACAACAATGTCGCCGATTGTAATAATCTCAGTGTCAAGATTATTAGACGAGCTTGACACTTCGATTTTTTCAGGGTTGACAGGGAACTGCACAACCTGACCGTTATAAGTAAGAAAGATTCCGATATCCACCTGTCAACCCTCCTATCAGTTTGCAACGAGAGCCGTTGCCATCTGCTCTTCTACCATGTCCTCAATGACATCCATAATCTTGTTGACGTCTGCGGTTTCTCGCACGTCTCCAAAGCTGATGTGCGCCACCGGGGTAATTTGCTGGAGATTGAGAAGATAGTCACGAGCAGCCATATCTCGCAGAAGCTGAATGTCTTCATCGTTGATGTTGACATCGTTCTTGATGGACCCCACGCTATCGAGGTTACCACCTGCTACGTTTACTCCTGCTCCTGTTGCACTATTATAGAGTGCTGTATTGCCCTCCATGAAATCTGCGAGTCCGCCTGTGAAGTCTCCAATACCGTCTGTGAGAGTCTTTACAGCACCTGCGCCCCACTCATATCCGCCATTGTAGGCATCAGATACCCAACCATCTTGGAATGCCCCTGTATCTACAAAGTCTTTGCGTTTACTCTCCAACTCTGCCTGTTTCGAAAGTACGCCGTTTGACAGCGTTGCAGTTATATCCCAATCTTGACCTAATACGTTTCCGATGGCGGATATTAAATCAAGAAGAGGAGAGAACATCTGAATAGCCATCAGCACGCCTTCAAGAACGAAAGAGGGAAAATCCACGGCAAACAAATTATACAAGAAAATGCCTATATTTGCAATGATTTCCCACACAGCGAGACCAAAGTTCTTAAATGCGGCTATGACAACGGCAATTCCGCCGCAAATTGCCCCGACTATCTGTTCAAAGGTGAAGCCCATACGCATGAGACACATTATGATGCCCACGATTAGGGCGGCTATCACCAGGAACGGCCATGTTGCTGCCACCATAGCGTATAGAGCACCAATAATATGAACTCCAATTACAATGGCAATAGCAAGCAAAATTGTGTAGAGTGCCCACGAGTGGTCCATCAACCACGTTATGCCGTTCAACCCGGCCTGAATGACAATATCTAACACGTTACCGATAAACGTGAGCATATTCGCGATACCCGACATGAGACGAAGACCATCTGTGCTCTTAAGATAGTCTGCGATGGTCCACACAAGCTCAGAAATTTTACTCAGCGGGCCACCTTCCATACTCTGCAGATATGCAGTCACCACCTTGATAGTATTCTGAATAGAGGTGATGCCTTGAGCCCATGTACGCGGGGCCTTATCTGCGAATGTAGCGTCTACCTGGTCCTGCATGGCTTCAAGAGCCCTAATTACGACATCAGAAGTAAGTTCACCCTGAGCACCCAGTTCCTTAAGGTCACCCACGGTTGTACCGATGAATCTATCATCAATCTTGTTAAGACCTTCTGCCAAGACAGACGCAAGATACGGAGCCTGCTCTCTGATAGAACGAAGCTCGTCGCCTTGCAGTACACCAGAAGACAAACCCTGACTCAGCTGAATAAGTGCTCTCTTGTTCTCCTCAGCTGTACCGCCACCTACAACCATTGCCTTGTTCAGAATTTCTGCCATTCTGGTTGCAGAACCCAAAGACCCCGCTTCCTGACCGTACACGCCACTCATCATAATTCTGTTAATCAGTGTGGTCGTATCCGATAGGTCGCTTCTGGAATTTTCAGCGGCTCTATATGCCATGCCGTATGCTTGAGCATTCGACATATTTTTATCGTAGTTAAATAGACCAATCTTTGCCACGTCAGATGTGACTGCGTCATTCGCAGACATCAGGCCATTGATTGCTCCAATACCCTTTTCTACAAGGTTGATAAAGGACAGAGTTTCTGTATATGCCATACGGCACCTTTCAGAGACTCTGTCAAAGGCATTTCCAATACCGCTTGAAAGATTTTTAATCCCCGAAGGTATTTTGGAAGCGGCAGTTATCATACCGCCTACGCCCATCATCACTCTGCTTGCAATAACCCCACGAGTGTTGCCCTGTAATTTACTCTGATTGAGGTATTGGCGCCAGCTCGATGTCATATTTGTACCAAATGTATTTGCCTTTTGACTCACTCTATCCATCAAAGAGCCTGTCTTTTCAAGCTTACCGTTTAACGAACTAACAGCAGAGTTAGCGGCATCAATATCAGCCTTCGCACGTTTGAAAGCGGCACTATTCATGCCCTTGTTCGTGGCGCGGTCCAGCTGGTCCATGGCCTTCATGGTGGAGTCAAGTGCTTTCAGCACTGTCTTAAGAACCGGAGACATCCGGTCGGTAAGATTGATGGAATTGTTGATTGCAGCCATTGAAGATTACCTCCTTCTTACCGACCGGCGTCCGGAACCTCTCTTATGAGAGTTCAATTTCTTGCGTTGCTTTTCTTCCTCTTCGCACCGCTCCTGAATGAAGCAGTACATAAGAGCTCTCTCCTTGGCGGGGAGAAAGGCGAATTCACTTGGTTTCCAATGCAGTTTCATCACCGCATAATAGCAATACCAAGTGTCTCCGTCTTTCTCCTTTAAGAGTTTTTTACCTCATCCATCTCTTCCTCGACATCGGAGTCGAAGCCGGACATGATGAGAGCCTGCTCGGCGATGGTGTTGATTTCACCCGCCAAGAAGCATCTATACAGAAGCTCCTCAGGACGGTTCACACCCGCGGCCTTGAGCATCTCAGGGTCCTTCAGGTTGGGGTCCACCAGGCTGTTGATGCAGATAAGCTCGTTGAAACGCTTGGTATTGAACCGGCGCTTCTTCGCGCTGTTGGGGTTTTCGATGCACTGTTGCTGGTAATCCGTGTACTGCTGACCCGTGATGACACGAATGGTCAGCGGGTGGTCCTTCATGCGACCGCCGATGTTGATGGTTTTCTTAAGGTCGTTCACATTGGATTCGAGCAGAAACTGCTGAAGAGCGTTCATTGTTGTTCCTCCGTATTCTTAATTATTTGTATGAACTCTTAGCCGCCGAGCTCAGGCGCCTGAAAAGAGTCCAGAAGGTCCACATCGTCAAAGGTGAAATCCAGGTCCTCATCCAGCACTTCGGACTCCACATCGAGCTTTGCAACGATAGAAGAGTCGATAGAGCAGTTCTTGAGGACGACGGTCTGAAGACCCACGGAAGAGCCGGGGTCGTCGTTGGTGATGGTAATGTCAAAGTACACGGGCTTGCCCGTCTTGATGTACTGAACAACCATCTTACGGAACAGAGACGTGATGTAATACACAGTCATCGAGCCAGAACCGGACCAGCCGTTGGGCTTGTGCTGGGCACCGCGCTTGCCAAGAGTGTAGACATCAGTCTTCTCTATTTCCGCAGTAGCTTCCAGGTTCTTGACCATGAACAGGTCTTCCACTCGGTCGCCACTCGCATCATGTACGAGCATAGACGCCCAACCTTCCTGACCAGAGATTACATCTCCTGCTTTCAGATACGGCATATTTTACACCCCTTTCTTAGGCGTTGACATTGACAGTCATGTAGAGTTTCTCCATGCTGTCAACGGGCTGAATGGTCATGTCCACGACCACGCTATCGACGTCTTCACCGGGCAGGACGGTGATATCGCTTGCGCCATCAAAGTTGTCGATAGCTCTGATGCCGACCAGAGTGTCAATCTGGTGAATCAGCTCGGTCTTGTACTGAGCACGACCCTTGGTGTCATTGGAAATCTTACCGCAGTAGTTACGGTTGAAAACGAGCATCGCCGTATTGGCAATCTCGTCCATACAACGAATGACGCGGTTCTTGCTGAAAGCGTAACCCTTATCCACCGTGAAGGTGTGAAGAGTGTTGATGTCCTTTTCTACCACAACCGCACCGTCCTGGCGATAGGACAGAACAAACTTGCCTGCCTTGAGAGCATCTGCGATTTCATCCTCATCAATGGGGTTGATAATCTGAACAGCACCCTCCACCTCTGCGGCGGTCAGGCTCTCGTTTACTTCAGCGCCCGCAGTCTGGGAGGCGGCCCACAGCATAAACATGGTTTCGTCGACGGTTTCTGTCTTCGTCTTGAAACCCTGGTTAACGCTGATAATGCCTTCGTAGTCTGCGGTGTTGTAGTCATATACGACTGCCTGAACTTTCTTACCGCGCTTCTCTCTCCAAATCTCCACCATATCCTTGATGAGCGGAGCGGTAGAAGATGTCTTGTCATACATGGCAAGGCACTGGAAATTTTCTGTGTTGAGAAGCTTCCAGAAGTCTGCATAGGAAGTGGGGTCGTTGTCACCGTTCGTACCGCCGGCCAGCGGAGTGCCCGCAGTCTTAGGAACATTCGCAGAAGGCTTCTTGACCTCGAAGTCCACATACTGCGACTCAAGGTCCGCCAGTGCGGAAATGGTTCCGACACTGAACTCCTCCTTCAGGAGGTTGTTGAACAGGACCTGAACGATGCTATTACCCACCTGCTTGGTGTCCGCGGCGATGACGACGGTAATCTTGTTACCGGACGTGCCGTCATATTTTGCAGTGAGCGTCAGAACATCTGCGCTCTCTTCCTGAATGGTGGCAGTTGCCTTGGTCCCTGCCTTATCCGTACGATACAGAAGTGCGGTGAAAGCACCGGACAGCGCAACACGATAGATAAGACTCTCTTCCGTATCAGTTGCAGAACAACCGATTTTAGGAATACTGCCACCTGTGAGAAGTTCGTCACCCGTGACTTTGATAATAGAACCGCGAGGGCCCCAAGTCATCGGAAGACCGATTGCGACCGTACCGCGCTCACCAAGAGTGCCTACGGCCTTAGGCACGGAAACAAAGTTGATATAGGCGCCAGGCCGAACTTTGTTCTGTGCAATCCAGGTACCACCACTGGGCATTCAAATCATCCTTTCATTCTTTAATTTTTTGACCATAGGTCAATGTCTGCATATCAGGTACAACATCACCTGTCTGAAGAACTCTATAAGAATATCGAGCAGTTACATGAAGCACATCATCTACTACTCTCCACTCCATTCGGGTGGCTTTGACCTGTTGCCCGCTTACTTGAATTCTACTGATGGCCTCTAAAACCATCACAGCTACGCCACGGGCCCAGGTCTGTATATCGTTCTTCATCTTAGGAGGATGACACCTGACATCAACGGAGTGGTCCCACATCGCATATCTTCCAATCTGCGCTGTAGAAACCGTATTCACTGACTCTACAAAGATGCAAGGCAACACCATTCCCTGAACAGGTTTGTCTTTATAGACTTCCTTGAACTGGTTGGTTGTAAACCTTGTGCGGAGTCTGGTTACAAGTTCGGAGATAACTTCTTGACCTGTGAGTTCTTTAGCCACTACATTACCTCCAATCCTTTACACCATTTTTGAAATTCCGAATTAAACCGAGCAGGCATTTCTGCGTATATTCGGTCCATCGAAATCTGCATCATGTGAACGCCTTCTACCCAATCATTCACAAGGCGCTTTCCAATCTGCGGAACGTACCGTCCAGGCGTTTGGCTGTGACCATACTCGACAAATGTCGCGTAGTCCATGGGATTTATAATTTCCACACAGAGGGTGTTGCCTTGCCTGAAAATACGCCCTATTTTCCAGTGGTTACGCAAATCACCTGTATCTACAGGTGTAAGCGGCTTGACGATTGCCATGAACCTCGTTGCTTCTTCAAGAAGAAAAGACTGTAGCCACTCTTCGTAGCTGTCTGACAACTTGGCGAAGTTATTCCTCAGTCTTCTAAACTGAGAATAATTGAAGCCCATTTAGGCCTCCTCATCTACTCGGATAAAAATCTCCTGATGGGTAGAATACCAGGACGGCTGAGCCGCGAGACCTTTATAGGTGTGAATGAGTTTTCCATCGTCTGAATATCTGCGAAGTACAATATAGTCCCCAGCTCTGATGTCAACATCGTGAGCACAGAAGAGCTTGGGGTTATACTTTATGGGTGTCTCATCAACCGCTGTATCCGAGCCCGTGTCGTCACTGGAAAACGACAGTCGTCCAGGCACGTCAACATATTTAGGAGTCTCTTGATAGAAAATATCAATAGAGGAATCTTCGTTGGCTTTCTTGTCTGTTCGATAAATATCAAATCTATCGTCATACAGCATGGTCAAGAATACTCCCATACCCGACAGTTTCATCACAGAATCCTCCTAAACTGGTTGAGCTGTTTCGTATAGTTCATCAAAATCTCATCCAGATTCGCGTTGTGAGACTGAAGAGTACGACTGCGAAGGTTACTGCGGTACTTGTCTCCGATAAACACGCTGGTGTCGCCCACCTTGATAGACGACAGGTCTGAAACATCCAGACCATCCAGCGGGTCTTTCGGAGTGTTGTTCATCTCGATGTTGAAAAGGATAAGGTCGACGGCCATATTCGCCCACACAAAATTCAACTGAGGCGGAACACCCGGAATCTGGCAGTAGTTGAGAATGGACTGCTCGACTTCAAGCATATTGAGCATGATTTCGTCGTCCGTAAGACCACCGTGTTCCATATCCGTGATTCTCTTATTCTTAGCCTTGATGATTTTAACCACGTCCAGATACTGCTGTTCTCTGGTTGTGGTGGCATTGGTGGGGATAGCCATCGACCATTTCTCCTTTCTTTACGTCTTAGAGAGAAGCGACAATGAGATTGTAGATGTCAGCCTTACGAGTCTTGCCCTGAAGGTCGATATCATTTTCCTTTGCAAACGCCTGGAGCTGTGCCGTGGTGTACGTCAGAAGCTCTTCCTTGATGTCTGCAACGGTGTCCTCATCGCTACCCTCATCCTGGCCGTTGTCAACCGCGCTCTCGTACGCATCGTCTGCGTTCTCAGCAGGGCCTTCAGCGGGAGGAGTAGAAGGCTGGGCAGGCGCCTCGTTGTACGAGAGCACCTGACAGCCCAGCTTCTTAAGCTCCGGAACGTCCTTGTCTTCCACGTCGAATACGGTATGGGCGGGATGCCACACCTTAGCGTACTTGACGCGGTGGTCAAATTTTACAGTTGCCATATCGTTGTCCTCCCTGAATCACATCAATACTTGATGTTGAAGACAGTGTTCATGCTCTCGAAGGAGGGCAGAACAATCTCAGACACCCAGTTGATGATGTTGACGGGCAGAGCAATCTTCTGAGTGCTGACAGCGACGCCGGTATTGACCACCTTAACGTCTGCAAGAGTGTTGCCACTCATGAGGTCAGCTTCCTCAGGGGTCGTGCCGTACCAGGTAGAACCCAGATTGCCCGCAGGCAGAAGGGTGGCACAGCCCGCATTGGGGTAGAAGTAGTGCTCATTGTCGTCCAGGCCCTTGTAGAGCTTTTCGTAGACGGCAATCTTGATGCCCGTGGCGGTCTGAATGAAAGACTTGACCTGGTCATCCGTGACGATGACGTTCGCGGCGGCAGCGGCCAGCGGGTTCATGCCCAGGCGAATTTTGGCGTTGGCAAGCAGGTCCTGCCAGGTGCCCCAGCCAATAATCATACGAGTGAGCGTGATACCGCGAGATGCGGCCTGACGCTTGACGTCCTGAATATCGCCGATGGGGTCGGAGTTGGCGTGGTCACTCCACTTGTCGGTGCCGGTCAGGGTGCTCAGGTTCTTGCTCTTCCAGGTGTTCTGCGGGTCGTAGTTGTAGTCGTAAGACACAGACTGACCAGAGTCGTTGGAAGAGGCGATGGTGAATGCGCCGTCGGTGAGCAGAGCCATACGCATGATTTCCGGAGTCACCATGGAACTCTCAATGAGGTTCGCGGTGTCGTCGAAAATACGAGCGATGATGCTGTTGGCGAAACCTTCGTTGTTCGCGTCCAAGAACATCAGCAGGTTCTGGCGGTCCTCTTCGCCCATACGCATAGCCTCACGGAAGAAAGGCATCTTGGTGGACTCGAGGCTCACGCCGCCACGGTCACGGAGCAGAGGCTTGGCGTCAAATGCGGAGGGCTGAAGAGCGATGGGCAGGTTGTCCGCACCCTTAATCCACTCCAGCTTGAGGCCGGCCTTCTTCTTGGCGGGGAACAGACCCTCGCCCATATAGGGCACACGATTGGACGCGATACGCTCATAGTATGCGGCAATCGCCTTAGCGGTTACCATCTCAAAAAGGGATTTAGGCATTTCTTTTCCTCCTCTCTATTACGCCACGGTTACGATGGTGACGGCAGTCGCGACATCGCCGGTGGAAGTTGCGGCAGCCTTGGGCGCAACGGTGACAGAACCGGCGGCGGCTGCGGCACTGTTCTTCAGGTTGAACAGAGCGTAGGTGCCGTCAGGACCAAGCTCGATGCTCTCAACCTTGACCTTGGCGGTGTCCTCACCGGTGATAGTCCAGTTGCTGAGAGTAGCGGCAGCGTCACGGAAGTGAACACCCACGATATCGACACGAACCTGGTGCAGAGTACCCGTGTCTTCGCCGGCGGTAATCTTGATACCCTGAGCGGTCATGGTGGGCGTCACAGCCTCGAGAGGCAGAAACTGAATCATCTTCAGTGCGCCCTTCGCGGCGGAACTGGGGATAACGGGCAGGGCCTTGGTCTTCACGAAACCGTGAATGATGAGAGCGCCGGTGCGGTCACCGTCAGTCACATCATAGTCGGCCCAAACGATACCAATGGCGCTGGCATCGTTGCTGGGGTACAGAGTGCCGGCCTTGACAATCTTACGACCGTCCTCCGTAACAGCCGCCGCATCGTCCTTCTTGAAGGTATGAGCGACGCTCACGTAGTGGTCGGGAAAGACAAGGACACCCTTCGCGGTGGTGTAATCGGTGTGCTTGAACTCTACCATTTTGGATTTCCTCCTTTTAATAATTTATTAGCCGAAGTAAGTTTTATCTGCTTTCTCGGCGAAAGTATTCCCCGCCGAAACTGCCTCTGCTAGGCTCTTTCCGAACTCCTCTTCTGCACTACCGGAACCGCCGCCGCTTCCGCTCTCTTCGGGTTTGCGACCAAACGGGGTCCAACCGCCGGGCAGATTCCTGCCTGCGTTGTCTTCCTTGAAGTAGTAAGGATTGGATTTCTTCAGAGCTTCCATCTGCTCCACAAGACCGGCTACAACAGCTCCGTCCTTGAACGTAATCTTGGTAACGTCCAGTTTGGGAAGGATATCCTCCACATTGTGGACCTTATCCGCGATTGCGAGCTTCAGAGAGTTTTCCTGAGCCATCTTGGTCAGCTTGGCCTCGTACTCGGTCTTAGCGGTGTTGTTCGCAGTGGTGAGGTCGTCAACCTTCTTCTGCAACTCTTCTGCCGTGCCCTTGAACGAGCCGAGTTCGGTAATCTGCTTATCCCGCTCGGCGATGGTTGCGTTCGCATCCTTGACCTTCTGGCGCTCCGCCTCGAAAGTTGCCTTGGGAATGTAGTTACCGTCGATAGACTTCTGGTGCATTTCCAGAATCTTCTTTGCCTGGTCCTCAGTGAAACCAGCTTTGGTCAGTTCTTCGAGTGTCATTGAATACTTCCTCCATTTCTAATCTCGACTTTTTACGGCGGTTGTCTCCGCCTGATTAGGTACCTCTCGGTACTTTTTTATTATATTGCATATTCCTCTGTTTGTAAAGACTTATTTTTGAGATTTATAAAATCTACTCGTAAATTGAAGTAGTTTATCTCGGTCTTCTTCAGGAGCATACTTTTTAATCCACTCTTCCTGAGACATACTACGAGGAACTCTGATATTTTTACCCTCAGAATCTTTCGCAACTCTTTCCAGGCCTTGCAGGTCTGCATGATACGCAACGGTCGTAGAGCGGCAGTTGGGGTGCAAGGGCGGGAAGTTAATACCGGTTCTTGCCTGACTGACCTCATGCACGGTATTGTCCATGCTTCTACAAATTTCAGACGTTCTAAGGTCCAGCGTTGCAACAAACTGATATTTCTCGATTCCTGCCGCCTTATACACGGCGAGGTCCGCCTGGTTGCAGATATTATTGATTTCAGTTCTTGCAAGAGTCCTTCCTCGGTTCTGAGATACGTTGAGCTCTTTCGCGAGCATATCGCCCAGCTTATTTACATTTAAGCCTCGACTAAAAGACTGCGGAAGAATAGTGGCCATAGCTTTCACAAGCCGATTTCTGTCATTCCATACTCGAGTGCTGTAATTTCCGTCGTCCCACTTCTTGGCGACCGCCTGTGCCAGGGTATGTGCGTCAATTGTATCAAAGCGCACAGACATCTCAGCACCTGTTGCAAAATCATGATATCTGACATAGTACGCTGCCAGGTAGTTGATTTCCATCAGGTCTTTGATGTTCTTCTCTTTATTATTTTCGATAAGCTCAATCTGATATCTGATATCAGCTTCAAGCATTTCTAGACGAGTGATATACTTCATATTCAGCAACTTTTCAAGGTACTGAATATATACTCGATTCCACCCGTTTTGTCGGGCATAGTCCAGCCACATTTTTACCGTTGCCTTGAATTCCTTCATCTCTGCAGATACAAGGCGTCTACGAGCCTCGGCATAGGTTACCTTATTTTCCCTTGCGTATTTAGAGAAGAACGATTCCAGGTCTTTTTTGATTTCTCGGAGTGCCACTCTATAAGCATCAAGGAGAGCGTTTTCATACTCAAGTACGGAACGCTCTCCCATCAGTGCTTCGTTGAGTGCTCGCTCCGCCCAATATTCGGCATTACGCATACTCAACCTCCTTATTCATTTTCGCCAGAACTATTCTTGGTCTTAGAGCCGTTTGAAGCGTTCCCCTCCGAGGGAGTGTTGCTGCCCAACGTGTAGTCCGCTTGCAACTCAAGCTCTTCCTCCTCTTCCTGGCGCATATCCTCCAGTTCCTTCTGCTCATCCAGCGTCCAGGGATGATTGGCGGCAATGGTTTTCTTAGAGATGATGCCCTGAGAGTTCATGCAGTTGGTGATGGTCTCAGTCTCGTTGATGATTACATCGGTGTTGAATACGATGTCGTACTTACAATCCGTGTAATCCTTCCCGGTCTTGTACAGAATGTCCTGCTGTATGAACCAGAACAACTGCATCAGACTAAACTTAACTTCGCTACCCCAGTCTGTGCAGTCCATATCCAGGTCCGCATAGATAAATCGCAGAGCAACACCGGAGGTGTCTCTGATATCCTTATCTGCGGTGTTGACACCCTGACCAAATTCATAAATATCTTGACGCAGACGCTCCAGGTGGACATTCAAATCTGCAAGAGCGAGCGGAGTAGTCAAGGACTTTGCATCACCGTCTCCCTGGACGAAGATGGTTCTGTACTCGTTTTTGTTCTGAACAAACTCCTCTTTGCTCGCTCCGTCGTAGTTTTTGATGACCATGGTCGCATTAGGGTTATCCTCAATGCTGTCAGATACCTCAGACGTCTTGCTATCATAGTCATCGATAAGCGATTTGATTCGCTTGAGAAGACTCTGCTCGTCTGCGTCGTACTTGAACGGGATGAACGGAATATGATTCCAGTTCACAGGTGTTACCTTGTCCTCTGTTCCCCTAAGGGCGAAGTTGGGCACGGGCATCTGATTAACAGTGGGGTCAGGAACAAGGTGGCCGCTGTCATCATAAATGTAATAGTAGACACCACTGGGGTCGTAAAACTCGAGATGCTTTACGATTTTCTTGATGCGGTCTGTGTACTCTTCGATTTCGTATCTACGAGCAACAGCTCCCAGTTCGGTGGGGTCGTTATCGTTCCAAAACGGAATAACCTCTTCAGGCTCGCATCTACGGAACTTGAGGTTGCCTTCGTCATCGTAATAAACCTGGACCCAGCCAATGCCTTTTACGATGCTGTCTCTACCCACGTTTTTGATGAACTGATAGAACCGCATATCCAGGTACGGCTCGCAGGCGTTGAAAAACTCCTTCACATGGTCATCATCCGCCTTCATAGCGGTCATGGTGAACGGCTTACCCAGCATATACGCGATTTTCTGCCGAGTCAGCTTCTTCATGAAGTTGTGGTGTAGCTTGTTATTTGCGAGAACCTTAGATTCTTTGAGAATGGCGTTGTTTTCGATGTCCTTGCCAATCACCATTCTCTTTTTATCCTTGATGTCGTTTTCATTGCTGTAATACCGTTCAGCGGTCTCCATGAACTTCACATGGGGCAGGTCGTCGAACTCGCACACAGCACGTTCAAGAAATTCCCGAAGCCCTTTGGGCTCCGAGATATTCTTGCTCTTATCCGTAATAAGGACCTCCTGAATTTTAGGCCGTCTTTTCCTCCAAGGCAGTAACATTTCAATGCCCTCCTATCAACCCTGATTCTTGTGCTCTTCCTCCAGATTCTGTACTCTATGCTGGAGGGACTTGTGGCTCTCCTGGAGCTTGGTAAACTCCACGAGTAATTCTCTATATTCGTTTTCCCTCTTTTTGTCCGTGTTGTCCATCTTCTTAGATAAGTCTTCCAAGGACCGGGAAGTCTTCTCAACCGATTCCTTGATGTACTTCAAATCAGTCATGATGCCTCCCGTTTCGCGAGCATCATCTGATGTCGCTTTTTTACGACCAAAGTAGAAAGACGCGATACTGCAAAGAGATACAAAAATACCAAGGACGGCAATCAGCCCTCCGAAAGTCAAATCAGCCATAGTCCACCTCTCTACATATTGATATCATAATAATATAATATGTCAGTAGATTTGTAAAGACTAATTTTGTCAGAAGCTGAAGTTTTGCGAGCCAATCTTCTCGCATGAATATCTAAAGGCATCCATGGCATGGTTATAGTCATCGATGGGTACCTGAAGAATTCTACCATCTTTGTCCTTGTCCCAAACGTAGTTATTGAACTCCACAAGAGTATTCGAACATCTGGGGTGAACATAGATATGGTAGTCTTGAATCTTCTGAATACCTGCTCTAAGAGAGTCGGGGCCCTTCTTTGCAGGTCTAATTCTCTGGATTCCCATTTGCCGCACTTCTTCGATAGACTTAGGTTCCGCAGAGTCTGCTACGATTAAACAGTTTTGCCAACCCTTTGCCCTGATTGCCGTTGCGATTGCCTGGTTGGTCATGCGATACCCATAAATCTCATCATAGATGAAAATCTCTTTCGTCTTCTCGTTGACAAGGGAAGCTATAACAGCAGTCGGGTCATTAGAGAAGCCCCAGTCAAGACCGTACAGTTCTTGATAGATAGGATAATCGTGCCTATCGACCATAGATTTAAGTTTCTGCTCATCAAACTCAAGCTCTTCCCAGTTATTGTAGACAAGGCCTTCTGCAACACCCCAGTCGCCCAAACCCTCAATCTGGTAACGACGAGGGTTCTTTTCTTTCATCTTATCGAATACGGCGATGTCAGCGGCGTCTAGAAACTCATTGCACAGATAGTTGGTTGTGTCACAGAATAAGTCGTCTCTCTCGCCGCGTTCATAAGCATCGAAGAACCTTTTCTTAATCCAGATGTTTTCAGACCACGGGTTGAAGGTCATCGTAATCTGTTTGAAGTATCCCTCAGGTAACTGGCCACGAATAGAAAGGTCGAGCTTATTGAACTCTTCCTCATCTGAAATTTGGAAAGCCTCTTCAATCCACACCCAGCACAGGTGGCCGACTTCGACTGTAATAGAAGTGATACTCTGAGGGTCGTCGAATCCTCTAAACAGAATCTTCTGGCCCGTGGGTAGGTAGGTAAGCTCCAGAGGGTTCATTGTAGTCTTCCACAATGTCTTGACGCCGAGCTTATTTATTGCCCACTTGAGCTGAGCAAATGTAGAGTCTCTATGAGTATTGAAATATCGACGAATAACGACAGCATTTGCAAGGGGCATTTTCATCATGTTGATGATGAGCCAAAGAGCCATGGTACAGCTCTTTTTACTTCCTCGACCGCCCTTTACGATTCGATATCTCTTTTTACACCGCCAAAATTGACCGTACCCCCGACCTACTTCTTTAGCGATGTTTATTTGAGTTGTCATTGTTGACCTCCTGAATATACATCGACTGAGAAATGCGTTTTTCTCGAACAAGTTTATCTATTACTTGACCGATATCTTTGTACCCGCTAAATTTCCTCATGTTTTCGAGATGAAATAATGTCTGAGCAGATACAGTAGTATGAATTCGACGCAAATTTCTGTTCGACATAATAAATGCCTCCCTAAAATATGGTGTTGAATACAGTATAACACGGATATGATAGATAGTAAAGGGCTGAATATCGATATATCTGGGCCGATATATTCAAAAGTGTGTATTTCTCCTATATAGAGAATAGACACGGGCGAAGCGGCGGGATTGGCTCGATTGTGGCTTGGTTTTATGAGACCCATTGAGACTTGGTATTTAGACCCATTGAGACATTTTGACCCAGGTATATACGAGAGAGAAAAATTTTAGGTCGACCTTTATGAATGAGAGGGTAGCGAGAGCGTCCTGAATGAGCCTTTACCGCCCAAAACCGGGCCCGGGGTGGGGTTATGGAGCCCTAACTGGTGGAAAAATGCAGTAGAAAAAGGGTGGAAAACGTGCATTTTGACCCATGTTTGCTGTAAA